TCAGTTCGGGCCGCTGGCTCTTCGCCCACTCGACTGCCGCTTCGTAGCCGCGGACCTTGCTCATTGCGAGCACCTCACGCAGGGCGGCGTTCCAGCCGAGGTGGTACTCGCCGTTAGGGCAGTCGCAGACGGGGCTCCACTGCAGGGAGCAGGCGTCGCGGTGACCTAGCCACGGCTCGCGTGCGACGGCGCAGTAGTCCGTATGGGGGGTGGGGGGCACGGTGTGGCAGCTAGGGCACTCAGTCATGGCTTGGCCTTCACGTTCCACTTGGCCACCGCGCGGCCAGCGTCGGTGAGGACAGCCGTGCGAGAGGAGTAGGCGGTGCCGACGACGAAGCCGTGGCGCTCCAGCGACTTGATCGTCAGGGGGTGCGCGTAGACCAGGATGTTCTCCTTGGTCGCGGCCTCTATGGCTGCCCGTGCTGGCTTGGAGAGCATCCGCCAGATCGACTGGGCGTTGAGTACCTCGGCAATCAGGGGCACCGGCTCGGGGCCGATGCCGATCTTCCAGTCGCTCACGGGGTTCCTCTCGGGTAGTGCCCTGCCCCCAGCAGGGCGGGCGGATGGATCAGGGGTCAGCGGTTCACCACTCCCAGAAGGTGCTCACGTTCGTCACCCCCTTCCGCGTCGTGCGCGGCGGACCTTGGCCTCGTAGTCCAGCCACTCGCGGGCCGTCATCTTCTTCCGTTCGGTGCGCTTGCCGTACACCCAGAACACGGCTGACCAGATGAGGTCGGAGAGGCGCTTCACGAGTTACCAGCCCGGAGCGCGGCCGAGTGCTTGGCGCCCTGCTCACGCACGGTTCCGATAGTCACCTGCATGTCGTCGGGCCAGATGCCAGCAGTCGCAACGAACTCCTCGACGGCTTCGGCCTTCACTGTGGCCTCGTCGCGGAACACGCCAGCAGCAAGCAGGGCGGCGGTCAGTTGCCCTTCCAGTTCGTTGTCGAGGTCGAAGGTGTATCCGTCGAGCGCTCGTGACAGCACCTCGGCTACGCGCTTCGGACTGGCGACCGGGGCGGCGGAGTCGTTGGGGTCTTCGAGTGGGACGACGAAGGCCTCACTGGGGACGAGGCGGTGAGCAGCGCCAGGGGGGACGAGCATGCCCTCTTCCCGCAATGCACGAGCCCAGTCGTAGGGCGCCGTATGCGGCTGCTTCCGCGAGCGGACGATGACGCCAGCCGCGTAGTCAATGAGTTCGGCGTCGGGGCCGGGGGTCGAGGGGCTCATAGGGCGTCCTGACTATGGTCGGTGATGACGTTGGGCTTGACGAGCTTCAACCTGCGCTCGGTCTCTGCCTTGTCGGCGCTTTCATGTCGTAGCCAGCGGCGGTAGAGAGCGCCACCAGCGACAGCGATGAGGAAGGCCCATGCGATAGCGACCCAGCCGATGCCGACGATGTGTTCGGCTACCCAGGTGAGGGTCATGAGAGCTCCCAAGGCGCGGGAGACCATGCGCTGATGGGCGGGCCCAGAGGTTCGGGCTTCGGCTTGGGTGCAGCGGCGGGCGGATCAAGGAGGGCGGAGAGTGTGGGGTAGCGGCCACGGAACCTGCGCGCAGCCTCGTTCTCCCAGTCCTCCACCTGCTCGGTCGTGACATCGCCGTTGCGGCGGTTGATCCGACCGTTCACAAAGCCCTCCACGAACTCGGATCGGATCTCGTCGGCTTCCTTGCGGATCGCCTCGGTCCTGCCGTTCATCGCGACACCAGCTCCACGACCACACGGAACGGTGGCGTCGGTGTCACTGACCGCAGGTGGGCGCGACGCTCCTCGTAGGCTGCGCGGACCGCTTCCACGTCCACCGGTTCGGTGGGGTCGGCGAGACGGGTCAGGTACTGCATCTCGGCCACGGCTGCGGTGAAGTCGCCGGCGCGGATCATGTCGGTGACGGTGAGGTGGGTCATGACGGATCCTCCGCAACAACCTCGACCGGGGTCGTGACGGTCATGTCCTCAGGAATCACCACGACGGCAGCAGGGCGAAGCGGCAGGAACGCAGACCTAGGCACGCGAATGGTTAGCTTCACCATCACAGTCCCGGCGATCGGGGACCCCGGGCGCTTCTGGGTGATGCGGGCAACCTTCGCGCCAGCCAGTCGCCGTTCGCCGTTCGCGTCGCGCCCGTAGCCCCACTCGGGCTCGACCTGCGCATAGAAGGTTGCGTCTTGGTAGTCGCTCATCGCTAGTCCCTCGGATTCGTGTCGGAAAGGATGCGGGCGTGGCACTCGTCGGCGTAGGTCTTGAGGTCGACCGCGACGCCCTTGGTTGCCTCGCGCTTGACGTGAGCCCTGGCCCAGTCGCATGCCCTGCACTTGCGGTAATTCAGGCGCTCCGCATAGCTCGGGATGTTCGGCGCGACGAGTGGATGGTCGTTCGGGCAATGCGTCCTCCGCGACCTGACAGCGGAACTCGTCATCGCGCCGGGGGCGAGGATGTTCTCCCTATGCGTGACCGCTCGCAGGTGCTCTGGGTTCACGCAGTTGCGGACTCGGCAGATGTGGTCGATGTCATAGCCGGCTGGGATTGGGCCGACGAGAACGGAATAGCTGACCCTGTGCGCCAACTGGCTGATCGGGTGCGCATAGATGCCATACCCGAACTCGTTGACTGCGGCAGTCCAAAGCCAGCAACCGTAGGCTCCGGTCCGGATCTTGACCCAGAACCGCTCGGGTAGACGTTCATCATTGAGCATGGCCGGCTTCAATCTCGAGGATCGTGGATCGGGTCGTGCTCGTACGTGGTTGGTTCGGTCTCGGGGTCACGCGGCGACTCATCCAGGAAGCGGGCGATCGTTGCCCCGCCGTGGCCGTGAACAGCCAGGACCGCTTCCAGGGAGTCGAAGGTGGCGACACTGGGCCAGTCAGTCAGCCAGTGGAGGGTGACGCAGCCTCCTGTCCAGACCACGCCCTCACAGACCAGGCCGGTGCCGCTGATCCCGGAAGGGTCCGAGTGGCGGGCGAGGACGAAAGCCCTGGCGGTCATAGCGGACGCTCCACGGTCACGGTGATATGGCCGGTCTTCAAGACGTCGGTGACACCACACCTGCCGACGTGGTTCCAGATGCCGTTGTCGTGGACAACTACCGGTGGGAGAGCGCGGCGCCAGTCGCGGACCACACCACCCCCGCCGACTGTCACGATCTCCAGCCGGCCAGGGCGGATGCGTGCCTCGGTGCCGCGGAGCTCGGGGTGCTTCAGCAGCAGGTCGTTGAGGAAGTGGACACCCTCGTCAAACAGGGCGGCGTGCGCGAGGTAGGTGGCCGAGGTCTCACCGGGGGTGTGCGGGGTGCTCACGATGCGTCTCGCTCGGTGATGTGACCGAGCTTGACCATGTAGTCCAGGTGCCGCTGCACGTACTCGCCGGGCGTCTCGCCAAGGTCCGGCGAGAGCCCGGCGGCCAGGACTTCAAGGACCGACAAGGCGTAGGTGGCGACATCCGGGATGCGGTCGGGGTCGACGTCGTGGTGGCTCCGGGCACTCATGACAGCACCTCGGGGGTGCGGTCGCCGTCCAGATCCACCAGGCGGGTGAGCTTGGCGTTCTCCCTGCGGAAGTGGCGGGCGATGGCGCGTACTGCGATAGGCGCGAGCCATGCCGCTGTGATCGCAGCGGCTACGAGTGCTGTCTTCATGCGATACTCCCCTTGTGGTAGGTGGGCCCTCGTTCTGTCTTGGCTGGCAGCGGGGGCCCGCTTTGTCTGGTGTCAATTCGTGAGGTACTTGACCGCCTGCTGAAGGACCGTGGGCGAATCGTTGAGCAGACCAATGCCTGTGTTGCACCGGGTGCACAGAAGGCCTCGAATTCGACCTGTCTGGTGGTCGTGGTCTACCGATAGGCGCCTATTGGGTTGCGGTGGGCCTTGGCAGATCGCACACACCCCGCCTTGGGCAACACGCATCGCTTCGTACTCAGCCGGGGTTAGGCCAAACTTGCTAGCCAGGTTGTACCGGTGACGCGCCTTGGGCGTGAGGTCTTTCTTCCGGCGTTTGATGGCATCTGGGGAACGACGGGAGTTAGACGCCCTACATACCCATCTCCCCTTGTGCGGCTTGAAAATGACGGGGGCCTTCGGGCCACAGCCTGCGCATGCGGCGGTCTTGTCGGCCTCACTTACGTCGGACAGCAGGTGCACCTTGGCAGCCAAGGGATTCCCCTCCTTCCTTATCAATTAGCGGCCGGGCCTCGGCTTTTCTTTCTGATGAAGTTGGAGCCCTCACCGGACGGCATGGCCTGCGAGCGTCGGGGGGTGAGCGCTGCGGCCGACATCCGGTGAGGGCGTCTAGGAGGCCTGGACCTCTCGGGTCCGGCCTTCGATGAATGCCTCGAGGTCGTCTTCCCGGACCCGGGTCTTCGATTTCTTGGCTCCACGTACGGCCACGTCGACGGCTCGCAGGTCGCCTTCGGCGATCATCTTGTAGACGGTGGTCATGGCCAGCCCAAGCTTCTTTGCGGTCTCAGGAATCGTGAGGAGCTGAGTGCTCATGCCTTGCCCCGGTAGCTCGCGAGGAACTTCGGCTCAGCGATGGGCCAGTACTCTTCCCAGCCGCTGTGGACTACGAAGTCGCCGATGATGACGTCGGTGTCGCCCTTGCCGGTGACGACGGTCAGTTCGCCGGTCTCGCGGTTGTAGCGGAACGCGCCGCTTGAGCGCCATGTCGCGGGGAGGTCGTTGTAGTCGCCGCTCCACTGGACTGCCTCGACCTCGGTCGGGAGGTGCACGAACCGGCGGGAGGTCACGAGGCCACCTGCTCGCGGACTACTTCGGAGGCGTCGAGGTCGAGGGCATTCGCGATCCGCCAGTAGATGGCGTCGCTGACACAGGGGCGACCGAACTCGACATTCGCGAGGTGCTTGCGGGAGATGTCCACCTCGGAGGCGAACTCACCCTGCCGCTTTCCGGCCCGGACTCGGGCCGCTCGCACCTCGGTTCCGAAGTGGACCAGGGCGTGGTCTCTGGGTGCCGGTGGGTTGGTCATGGGAAGACAGTAGATGGGACATCATGGGAAAACAAGGGGGAATCTCGGGAAACTTTGCATAGCATGGGACTCTTGTGTTTTCCCTTGTTTTCCCACAGACTGCGAACGTGTCTTCTGGACGGCAACACGCCGCACGCGCAGCCGAACAGCAGATGGGAAGGCTCGGCCTTACCCAGCTGCAGCTAGCGGCGCGTGCCCGCCTGGACCCCACAACCATCTCCACGTTCTTCAATGGCCACCACTGGCCGCAGGCGAGAACGAGAGCGAAGCTGGAAGCGGCACTTGAGTGGCCGATAGGGACACTCGGGGACATCGCGGGAGGTGCTAAGCCTCCGGGCGGCCCTAGACGCACGGACGAAGATCCGGTCGAAGCTCAGATAGTGGCGATCCCTCACTTGCTCGACCTCGACAGGGAGTTGTTCCTGCGGGTCTACAAGACGCGGCGGGATGAGCACACGGCTCGCCGGCTGGATGACCTGGAAAAGCTGCTCGCGGCCTCTCTCGTGAGCGTCTCAGACCCCGAGGTGAGGGAGACGATCGCCGGGCAGTTCAGGCGCCAGATCGAGCAACTGAAGCGCGCCGGATACGAAAACCTGGGAAACGAGACCGAAACGTGACCACACTCGCTGTAGCGCTTCCTCGCATTTTAACGATTCTAGGGAGTACCGACCGCGCCCACAGCCCCACGGGGTTAGGACCTGAAGAGCGGCGACCGCAGCCGGTACTCGCAGATACAACGGCGCGAATTGGGGAGAAGTCACGGTGCGGAGACCATTTTGGTTAACGAAGTGCGCAGCAGTGGCCGCAGCAGCGGTAGCACTGATGGTGATAGGGACGCTATCCAGGTCGCCCGAGGTCCGGGCCTGGTCGCTCCTCGTCGGCATTCTGGCTGCGGGCATGTTCATCAGAGTCGCGGTCCGGGAAGCCGCGAAGGCGATCGAGGCCGCGATCAAGAAGTGGGCACACAAGCCGTTCGAGGACGGCTTCAAGTCGGGCGTGGAAACCGGACGCGAGATGGAAGCGTCCGAGAGGTTCATCGCCGCGACCACACCAGAGACGCGCAGATAAGAACCCGCATCCCCTCGCCCGAGACCCTGGCGGGGGATGCAAAATCAGATTTGGGGGAAGACCATGAAACGCACCATCGCTTTAGCAGCTGCCGTGCTCATCCTGGGGGGATGTGGCGGGACGCAGGCCACGAAGGGAACGGCGGGTCCAGCCACCACGGCACCAGCCTCCAGTACGCCGGCCTCTACGGACAGCACTGCGCCGGCGGCCGAGGAGACCACCACCCCACCCGCGGCTGATCCGACAATCGCGAAGGTCGGCGCCACCCAGTGGTTCACTTACGAGGACAATCTTCAGGTCCAGGTGACCCGCATGACGAGGTTCAGGATCTCGGACTCCGCGGCTGGCGGGAAGCCGGGGGATGTGGGCGTCATGGTGACTGTCACGATCAAGAACGGCACCGGGCAGACCTTCGACGCGGCCGGGGCCAGTCTGAGCCTCTCGGCTGGACCGAACGGTGACCAGGCCGAGGATGTGTTCGACTCAGCCAACGGCATCAACGGGTTCGAGGGGTCGATCCCCGCGAGCAGGTCGAAGACGGCCAAGTACGGGTTCGCGGTCCCGAAGGCGAAGTTGTCGAAGCTGGTGGTAGAGGTCGCCCCGGCCTACGAGTACGACGGCACGTTCTTCGAGGGCTCCGTCAAGTAGCCATGGCCCACATCCGCAAGCTGAAGTCGGGGAAGTGGCAGGCCACGGTCCGCCACCCCTCCGGGCAGCGGTTCTCCAAAGCGGACCCGTTGAAGCGGGTCGTGCAGCAATGGGCTGCGGATAAGGAGGCCGAGCTCAGGCGGGACGAGTTCGTCGACCCGAAGGCCGGGAAGGTCACGCTCGAGGTGTGGTGGGAGAAGTGGTCGGCGGTCCAGCCCTGGGCTGCTGTCACCCGCGACAAGAACGGTTCGTGGTGGCGGAACCACATCAAGCCGGCGTTCGGGTCGTGGCCGCTGAACTCGATCAACTCATGGGACGTGGAGGGGTGGGTGGCGGGGATGACGGCGGGACCGACCACGGTGGCGTCGTCGCTGCGGCTGCTGAAGCAGATCCTCTCCGCCGCAGTGAACTCCCGGCCGAAGCTGCTCACCGCCAACCCAGCGGCGGAGGTGTCAGCCAAGACACCCCCTGAGCATGAGGACCGGTACCTGACCCGCGACGAGGCGCAGCGGCTGCTGGCGGAGTTCACCGGTGAGGCGCGGCTATTCGTCGAGGTGCTCGTGTACTGCGGCCTCCGGTGGGCGGAGGCGGCGCACCTGAAGGCGTTCCGGGTGGACCTACTGCGGAAGCGTCTGCAGGTCGTCCAGGTGCGGGACAGGCGCGGCAACGAGAAGGGGCCGAAGTCGAAGGCCGGAACTCGCCCGGTCCCGCTGACCGACGAGCTCGTGACGGGGCTGTCGCGGCTGATCTCGGCACCGGACGAGTCGCTGGTGTTCACCTCACCGGAGGGTGAGCACTTGCGCTATGACAACTGGCTGCGGCGGGTCTGGTATCCGGCGCTGGAGCGGGCGGGGCTGGCGGATCCGCAGCCGACGCCTCATGACCTGCGGCACACCTACGGGTCGTGGCTCGGTGAGGCGGGGATGCCTGCCAGTCAGATCGCCGCGCTGATGGGGCACGCGGGGCTGCGGTCGGTGGAGCGGTACATCCACGCCACCGAGGCGCGGTTCGATCAGGCGAGGGACGCGTTGGGCGTACCCTCAAACAAGAGTGCCCGGCACAGCGGCAAGGCTGTACCGGGCTTATCGACGCTCAAGGAGTCGACATGAGCAAGGCTAGCAAGTTGCGAGACGTGGTCCTCGCCGAACTGAAGACCGGCGATCACACTGAGGCATTCGCAGATGGCGCGCGCTGGGCTGTGCAAGAGGCCGAGAAGCTGGACCGATACGACATCCCAGTTGCGACTGAGCCACGCAAGCGAGAATTCGTTACCGGCTATCTGATGGACGGACGAACGATCGACCTCGTCAGGGAGAATGCGTCCCATTGCGCGAACCCCGAACCTCATGAGGTGCACTGGCCCGATTTGAAGGTTGGGGAAGGCGACCCCATGGTCACGGTCGCGGGCACCTACGTTTGCCCCGGTATCCCCCCCGCCGAGCGGCACAGGAGCGGCAGGAGCCTTGATTCTCTACGGAGATCGTCGAGCATCTACGAGTGATTTTCACGCTCAGAGCTCGGTCAATAGGCCTCTGACCTGCGGTTTTAACTTCCCTTACAAGGAAGATGTCGGGGGTTCGATCCCCTCAGCGCCCACGGGATAAACGCGCAGGTCAGAGGCACATTAGCTCCAAGTCTGGGAGTCATCGGGGGCAGGCTTGGGGGCCAAAAGCGGCACAGGAGCGGCAGGAGTTTTCATGAGCGAGTCAGTCAGTCCCCTCCGGAAGGTCGTCGGCCCGGACGGCATCCAGGTGCGGCAAGGTGTCAGGTCGCCCGACTACGGCACTGGCACCATCGTGGCGATCTACGGCGCGATGGGTGTGCAGATCTACTGGGACGAGCCGCTGGTGGGCTCGAAGGAACAGCACCTGCTACTCCATGACCGCGTCTACGTCGAGCGACTCGAGAAGCTGTAGACAGCAAAGAACGGCCCCACTCCCGGCGAGGGGAGTGGGGCCGTTCTGCGTCACCCGCATGACGTACAGGCCAAGGTTGAGTTGGCTTGCAGGTCCAGGCTAGCCGAGGTCGACTAGACGAGACCAGCGGTCCGCAGGATCACGGTGAGCAGCCAGACGAACATGCCAGCGGCGAGCAGGTTGAACCGACCGCCGAAGCCGAGGGTCGCGAGGGCCAGGAACACGGCAGCGATGACCAGCAGGATGATGAACATCGGTCAGTCCTGCTGAGCCGGCTTGTTGGGGATGTTGAACGTCGCGATCGCGGTCACGATGGCCAGGGCGATCGAGACGTACACCTTCGCGCCTTCGGGCAGCACGTCGGTGGTGCCGGCGAGTGCGGTGAGGATGGCGCCCAGCAGGGCGGCGTAGGCCTTGGCGGATTCAGCGAACTTCATGATGTTCCTTCCTTCTGATCATGCAGCCTCAATGCGGCCTGGTAGGTCTCCGAGGTTTCGCCCCGTGCGCTGACGGCGGTGACCACCGAAGCCCATTCGGCGGGCTTCAATGTGATCGTCTCGGCGGAGCGGCTCACGGCCGCGCTGATCTTCACCGAGCCGTCTTCTTGGCGTTCGAAGTACCAGCCGTCGTTGGCGTGGAAGCCGGTGTGGGTGATGCTCATATGGTTCTCCGTTCAGCGGGCGCAGGTGATGCCGTCAGGCACAGCGCCGGCGAGGTGCTGCAGGGCTCTCTTGAACGACGCGCACCGGGCGGCGTCCTCTTTGCCGTCGCCGATCGGGTAGCCGATCGCGGCGTTGACCTTGCCCATCTGCAGGGCATCGGCCATGGCGTTGCACTTGCGGGCCTGGGTCCAGTACCAGATCGCGATCTTCGCCGACCAGTCCAGCGACATCGCCAGGTCCGGGTTGCCGACCAGATCCACACCCAGGTAGGCGCCCGCCGCCCGGTAGTTCTCGACCCCGGTCAGCTGGATGTAGCCGCGGCCCGCGTAGAGCCGGGTGTCGTTGAACTGGTGGATGTCGTACTCGAGGAACGACTCCCGCGACAGTGTCGTCAGGAACGCGGCCACCCGGCGAGGCGTGTTGATCGCCGCCTTCTCCATCTCCGCGAGGAGTACCGGCAGGCCCTGCTGGACGGTCGCCACCTTGGTCTTCCGGAAGGTGGGAGGCGACCCCGCCACGTGGTCGGGGAACATCGCCTGCAGGTCGGCCAGCGTCAGACTTTTGGGACGTCCGTGTCCGCCTCGATCCGGTCCAGCTGGTTGTTCAGGTCGCCACCGTCGACGAACTTGGCGGCCAGGGCGTTCACGGTCGTGGTCAGTGTGGCCAGCGAGGCCTTGATCTCGCCGATGCCGTCCAGGTCCGTCTCGAACTGGGCGCCCTGGGCGAACTGGTCGGCCAGCCAGCCAGCCTTGGCGATCGCTGCTTCTTGTGCAGGGGTGAGTGCCACGTCGTCATCCTTCAGGGGAGTGGGTGCGGGGGGTTTCGGAGCGGGCGGCTCGGGGGCGGTGCCGGGCGTGAAGTCTCCACGCTTGATAGCGGCGTATGCCAGCGGACCCGGGCAGTCCGTACCGGCGGTGCGCACATCCTTGTGGCCCTTCGGGGTGGCGGACGCGTGCGGGAACCGGCGCCGGAAGTCGGCAACGACTCCCTTGACAGTGGTCTTCATCGCGGCGGACGGTTGCTCGCCGGGCGCGAGGATCAGCAGGATCGCGCCGTAGCGGCGGTTCACGTCCGCGTCACCGTTGGCACCGGAGCGGATGTTGATGCCGCGGAGGGTCCACGCCCTGCCGGCCTGGTCCACGGCTACGCAGTACGCGATGTCCGACCAGCCGCGGCCATCCATGTGGTAGTTCTGCCAGCCACGCAGGGCCGACGCCACGCGGGCTTGTCCAGCTGCACCGATAGCGTTGATCGGCTTGGCCATACCGGGCCAGTGCAGGGCGGTGCCATCCACCTGGCTGCGAACTAGGCCGGTGCTGCCGCGGGCGGCGCGAGCCTTCCACGCCGAGCGGGGGAGGTAGGTGACCATCAGACGGCGACCGAGTGAATGTGGTCGCTCCACCGCTCCTGCGGCATGCGGTGCCACGCGACGTCGCCCACCCCTGCGTCGCCCTCTTCGTCGGGCATGTCGTCGGCGGTGGGGATCTGGGTACCGTCCGGGACGTCATCCTCGGTCGGTTCCGGGTACTGCTCCGTCATGGGGATTCCCCGTTCTCTATCTATCTGCGGATGTGGTCGGGGGCGGGTCTATGACGGTCACCCGGCACGGGCCGAGCGCTGTCTTGTCTGGTCCTTTGTCGAACTGAATTCGCCAGTAGGAGTCGCTGCCGTTGCCGACGCAGTCGAAGTCCGTGATCACCGGAGCGTCAGCGCCTGCTGGGCCTTGCGGACCGTCGGGGCCTACCTTCCCGTCGCACGGCTTGCCGTCCGTGGCGCAGTAGGCTGCCAGTGCCTGCTGGGCAGCGGCCAGGAGTTCAGCGTCTGTGACCTTCGGGGCATCCGCGCCAGGAGCGCCATTGGCTCCGTCAGCGCCTGGCTTACCGTCAGTGCCCGGCTTACCGACGCACTTGTCTGCGGTGCAGTACGCGGCAATTGCGGCGGTCACCTGGGGCTTGATCTGCGCAGCGGTGGGAGTCTTTCCGTCCGCCGGCTTGGGGATCATCAGTGCTGCGATGCGGGCAATCTGTGAGACCTCCGCCTGCGTGACGGTGACCTTCTGGCGGGAGATCTGGTCCGACACGATGACCCGCACTGCGGCCGACTGGAGCGCGGACAGCCCGGCCGGCTGCGCAACCGGTGGATCCACCTTCGGCACCGGCACTGGGGTCTTGCCCAGGGCGATCAGTCGGCGGTTCGCTTCGTCCAGCGCGGACACGTTCGCCGCGACCTGCTGCTGAACCTGTGCCACCGAAGACAGCGCCTGGTTGGCGTCCTGCTTCGCCTCGTCGCGTGACCCCAGAGCAACGGCTGCGCCGATCATCCCGAGAGCCATCCCCATCGAGGCGAACAGCAACAGGATCGTCTTGGATGCGTCGCGGCGTTTGAGTTGCTGCACCGCGCTGGTCGGTGGTTCGGGCATCGCGGCGATCCGCTCATCGGCGGACGGTAGTTCGCTTTCTTCGGTGGTCATCGGTCGGCCGCTCTCGAATCGTCTTCATCATCCCTATCGCGTGGCCGCTTCGGGTACGACCGTTTCTCGGGCAACGCGTCCGGCCCTAGTGCAGGGTGGCGAGTGATGACGTACTCGAGCCGCCCAGCGTAGTCCCGCCACCAGTCGTGTTGCTTGGCTTCCCAGGTCGCGCGGATGACGGTGTCGCGCTGCCAATCCTTGACCTGCCGCTCAACCTTGTCCTCGCGCCTACTTGCGCCGTCCGCGATCCACTTCACTGCGCCGCCGAGCGCGCCGAGGAACAGCATCCCGCCGCCGCCGAGGATGTACTTCCAGAGCTCACCCATGGTCGCGCCTGTCACGTCCGGCATGCGCGGCCCTGCGGGTCTTGTCGAAGATCACGATCTCGCGGTACATCAGTCCGAACACCCACGCCAGCAGGACGATGCCGTACTTCGCGGAGTTCTCACCTGCCCGGATGAGCGCAACCGCCCACACGAGGTTGGCGGTCATTAGCAGAGTGAGGCCGGTGAACTCCCCGATCCATAGCCGTGTGATGGTGCCGATCAGACACAGAGTGCCGCCGGCCACGAGGAACGCTGCCCAGGTGTAGATGACGGTCCCCATGGTGCTGCGTAGTAGGACCGATGGGGCCATGAGCATCGAGGTTCCGGCGATCGCCAACCCTGCGTACTGGATCGCCAGCACGCCCCTGACAAGTAGCCCGACGACATCCATCCGGTGCTCACGCCTCGTCCCCAGGTTCGTCGGGAGGCTTCGGCAGTCGCCGTACCCCGTACACCACCACCGCCGCGTTGATCGATCCTTCGACCGCTGCCTTGAACTCCTCGAGCGCCTCGAGCCGCGTGATGATCTCGTCCAGTACCCCGGGCGGCAGGTCCGGTTTCTTCTTCGCCACGAGCCCCCCAGAGGTTCGCTGTTCTGGACATGCGAAAGGCCCCGCCGCCGTGGCGAGGCCTTTCAAGTAGGTTGCGAGTGTTGAGTCAGTCGCGGTAGTCCGGATGAACAGCCTCAGGATCGTTAAAGCGGGGCGAGCGCCAGCCGGGTCCGATCACGCCCTTGTGGTACGCGCCGCACGGTACGCACTGGGCTAGGCGAGTCACGCCCTCGTTGAGCGAGACGGAGACCCAGCGCTCGGAGCCGCAACTGGGGCAACGCGGTTTCGCGCGGGGCGTCTCCTCGGCAGCATTTGCCTGCGGCTTCCATGCCACGCCGACCATCTTGGCCAGTTCATCAAGGGTCTCGAACCGTCGGTATGCGTCTATGTCCGTGGGGTTGGTGCCAATGGGCGCCGCGAAGAATCCGGAGGGGCTGACCACGACCTGGCAGGTGATGGGGAACGAGCCGGGTGGGTAGATGTTCTTGACGGTAGGCTCTGCCATATCGACTCCTTGTAGTCGGTCACGTCCCGGGGCGGCTACCACCGTCGCCGGGACCTCGCCCCCTACTGTACGCCTCAGTTGGTGTCGTCCAGTTCGCCGAGCAGCATCCGCAGCACGCCGTTCATCTGCCGGCTCAGGGCTTTCACCTGCGCGAGGGTCTGCGGGTTCGTCGGGGCAGCGAGGGCAATGAAGTCCCGGTTGCCCTTCATCGCCTGCACCGCCTGGTTCCGCAGCGTCTCCTCGGTGGCGTTGCGGGAACCCATCCGCTGCTGCACCGCCGACTTCACGTCATCGGACAGGTCGGACTCGAACTCCACCTCGAGCTCGCCCTCCTCGATCCATTGCATCCCCACGATCGGGACCGTGGTGAGGTCGGAGAACTCGCCGTCGGTCACCGGCCGCTGGGGTTTGCCCTTGATCTTCACCGCTTACGGTTCCGCTTCTTCGCCAGCACCCACATCGCTCGCGCCTCCGTCTGGGTGAACATGTCCAGTTCCAGTGTCGCGACCCCGTCGCTGTTGCATTCGACGGACACGATCCGGAACACGGTGATGCCGTCCCAGGTCGCGGCGCCGGTGATCTGATGGGAGGCCTCGATCCCCCGGACGCGGATCAGCTTGCCGGGCACGATCTGCCACGGCATCACCGTCCGGCCGTTGATGTCCATGATCGGCCGGGCAACCGTCAGGGTCCCGACGCTGTACGGACCGGCGTGCTCACTGAGGAACGTGTCGGCTGCCGCGTTGGCGTTCGACGCGGAACCGACCTCGTCACCCAGGTCGATATAGCCTTCCCGGACCAGGCCCTCGTCGTCCAGTGCGGGGACAACCTGGGTCTTGGTGAGCACCCTGGTGATCCCGCGGGAGTCCTTGTAGCGGACGTTGATCTTGTTGTACATCTCGAACGTCGGCGCCGGGTTGTCGAACCCGTCAATGACCGACGCCTCGTACTGCGGCGTGGTGGGCCAGTTCGACCATTCGAACCGGTACTTGCCCGCGGCGTTCGATTCCCAAGCGGCCCAGTAGGCGGCGGGCTCGAGCTTCATCAGGTCATCTAGCACCTGATTGGGGGTGACCGCGTCCTCGTAGGCCAGCTGGTCGATATCGATGGTGTCGAGGGCGTTGAACTCCGCGCCTGGTCCGTCGAACTGGGACAGCATTCCCCGGCCCAGTAGGTCGGCGATCACCCACGAGGCATGGACGAAGAACGAAGACACCATTCCCGCGGAGCCGGACACGGACACGCCGTTGACGTCCACCCGCCGGCCGAGGACCCGGATGTTCGAGAACGCGATCCACCGGATGTCGTCGGTGATAGTGACCGCACCGGCGGACGAGTTCGTGAGGCGGATGAACGCCACATCCCTGCCCGCGGGGATGTCGGTGACAACCCAGCCGGTGAAGGACCCGCCCGCGGTGTTGCCCGTCGCCGAGAACGGCGTCTCGAGGTGTGTCCCGCCGACGCCAGACCCCAGTTGCGCGCTCCACGTGCTGCTGGTGAACCCCGCGTCCCAGGAGAACCCGATGGCGCCGAAGAACATCCCGGTCCCGACGAGCACGTCATACGCGGCGGCGGCTCGGGTGCTGTTGACGACCGGCAGGCCCGGGCCGAACTGGCACAGGATGACGTCGAGCGAGTTGGTGGTCGGGTGGTTGGTGGCCGTCACCTGACAGGCAGCGGGCATGAGCGCGCCTTCGGTGGTGCTGCGCCGCCACGGCTCCAGCCGCCGGTCGATGTAGACCAGCGGTGAGATCTCGTCGCTGGTGTGCGACGACGGGCCAATGGCGGTGAGCGACCACACCTGCCCCTGATCCCCAGCCGTACGGCCGGACATCTGCAGGCGGCCCTCCCACAGCACGGCCCCGTCCCGGCCGTCGTAGATGTAGACCCTCGTGAAGGGCGCCAGCATCGGATCGTTGACGTCGATCGGGCTCTGCAGCGAGAACGACGCGGACGCATACCCGCCGGGGACGATGGAGCGCCACGACAGGCCTGACAGCTTGTCGGTGATGTGAACGTCGGCCTTGCTGCTCGACAGCCGTACCGTGATGGGGATCATGTCGTAGCCGGCCGGGCGACCGAGACGTATCTGGGCCAGTACCTGCAGGTCATGGAGATGCTGGTCGTGAGCAGGTTCGAGGTGGGAGCGGCCTGCCCCTTGGTTGTCTCGACCATCACCAGACGGTTATTGCCTGGTACCACCCGGGGTAGACGGCCCGTGATCGCGGATGTCCTGGTGGCGGACCTGCCGGGGGTCGCGCCGGTGATGACCGTGGCCACGTATGTGCTGGAGTTCGGGCCGTCGATCACCCCCAGGTCGGTGGTGGCGTTCACGTCAGTGAAGGCAGCCCATGACCCGAAGCACTCATCCGCTGGGACGAACGCCAGATAGTCGATGTCAAGACTTCCAGTGCCGGACGTCCGGCCCGCGCTGAGGAACAGGCCCGCCTGATCCTCGATGCGGTACTCGGCAGCCGCGTAGCCACCTACCGTCGACAGGCCGCAGGTGGAATCCAGGGTCCCCAGGTCAACGAGTTGCGGTTGAGTCTGAGACTGGAGGATCACAGACCGGTTGTCGATTCCGACAGACCTGACCGACATGGTGATCACGTCGGTCGCGACAGTCTGGGCAACCCTCGCGAAGACCCTGTAGACACCCCAGTTTTCCGCACCAGCGGGATCGGTCAAGGCGGGGAAGTTGCTGGCGAGGCGAGGCGTGTGGGTCGCGGACGAAGTAAAGGTGGTCCGGGTCTTACTGCCCCCGGACATCGCCGCATCTGCCACCACTGTCGTGTCCGGGACGGCCAAGCCCATCGACTCGGCCTGGTGGAACCGGTTCGGGTACGGACTCGAACCCCACCGGACACCGACCGCGAACCCGGACCGCTGCAGGCCCGCTGCGCCGTCCGCGTACTCGATGAACAGCGGGGTCTCCACGTCACCCTTGATGCCGGTCAGGTCCGCGAACAACCCGTTCGTCAACGTCGGGTCGTTCCGGACCGTGATCGCGGCGATGTCCTCGCGCAGCCCGAGGGCGAACGGCTCCGCGAGGATCGTGACCTTCACCTGCTTGCGGGTGATGTCCCACCGGACGTTGTCCGGGGAGGTGCGGAAGGTGCGGAAGAACACGGTGTTCGACAGGCCACCTGCGGTGTACTGAAGGATGTTCCTCTCCCGGTCGAGTTCCCGCTGGAGCAGCTGCAACTGGGTGGCGGCAGTGTCCGCGACACCCGACCCCAACTCCAGGGTGAGGTTGAGTTCCCGGTTCCCGTACGACGACGCGGCCACATGGTCGCCGTCGCGCAGCATCGACGAAGACACGGTGCGCCGGATCGGCGGGATCCCGAAACTCGTCTCCGCACCCATGGCCCAAGTGGTTATGTCATTCAGGTTCAACCTGACTGTCGGTGAGGCCTGGATCGAGTCGACAAACCTCAGGACAGCCACAGGTCGCTCCTCATCCGTTGCTCATCTGCAGTAGGTACGAACCGTTCGTGCCGGACTGGGTCAGCCGGAACGTGGCGTCACTGATCGCCTTGCCGACCTCTTTGCCGACCAGGCGGGCGGCCTCGGGAGTGAGGTTCATCGCCTGGTCGGTGCGGGTCAGCGGCTCGGGCTTGCCGGTCTGGTTGTCCACCACAGACTTGCCGGTGGGCAGATACCCGGCGTTGTCGAACAGCAGGCTCTTGGCGAACTTGCCGACCGGTCCACCCATCGCCATACCGTTGACACCCAGACGGTCCAGACGGCTCTGCACCGAGGCCCGCTGGGACGCCGAGGACTTGTTCCCGATACCACCGCCCAGACCGTTCCCACCGCGCAGGTAGGACTGCACCTGACGCTTCGCCGAGGGGGATGCTGAGGAGTCGCCGATCGCGATGGAGTGGATGTGGTGACCCCATGGCCCTTGGGCCGGCGTGCGGTGCCATGCGGCGAACCCGGCCCTGCGCAGCGCGGACTGGGCGAGACCCCAGCCACGTGGACCGTTGGTGTCCATCGCGCCACCACCGGAGTGAGTACCGCCGGAGGCTGCGACGCTGGTGGAGTAGGAGCCCTGGGTGATGTGGAACGCGGCGCCCAGGATCTTCTCGGCGTTCAGCAACATGCCGATGGTGCGTGTGTTCAGCTTCTTGCCGCGGAAGGTATGCACGCTCCCCGGGGGACCGCTCGGACCCATCGAAGCGAGGCTCGCCGCGAACTGGTTGCCGAGGGTCTGCGCCATCGGCTTCGCCACCGCCACAGCAACCCGGGTGACGTTGGCCGCGAACGCATCGGTCGGCGGAAACTTCGTCTTGACGGTGACGCCCCCACCGGCCGCGAACCCGCGCAGTTCACCGGCCAGCGCAGCCTGCCGAAGCCGCTTCATCGGGCCATGGCCGCCGACTGCCGCTGTCTCACGGGTCGTCCACACATGCTCGTCGGGCATCAGCAGGGCAGGCACGGAGTCCTTGCCCCGCTCGCCGCCGAACACCCCACCACCGGCCGCGAGACCGATCGGACGGTTGCCGAGCCGCTTGTCTACCGACGTGCGCCGGGCCTGCTGCGCGGCCAGAACGATTGGGGTGATCTGGATAGTCTGGTCGTTGATCCCGCCGAGGCTCGTGTTCACGGAGTTCCGGAACTTCTGGAACTCGGTCTTCGCGCCCTTCAACTTGTCACCCAAACCGGGGACCCAGCCGAAGGCCTTCGCGGCGGCGTTGAGGATGTTCCCCGCGAATTCGAGGACCTTGTTCACCACGAACCGTAGCGCCGACTGGGCAGCGGTCTTGATCGCGTCCCAGTTGCGGGCGATGAGAATGACGGCCAGCCCGAAGGGGCCGGTCAGGATCCCCAGCAGCAGCGGCCAGTTCGACTTGACCCAGTCGATCGCGGTCTTCACGGCGCCAACGACAGCGCTAAAAACGCCGACCGCGATGTCGCGGACTTTCCCGAAGACAGCGTTGACGATGTCGCGGAAAGTCTCGGACTTCTTGTAGGCGTACACCAGACCGGCAGCAAGGCCGACCAGGGCGAGCAGGACGATGCCGATCGGGTTCAGCGACATCACCAGGTTCAGCGCGGCCTGCACTGCCGCGTAGGCCTTGGTCGCTGCGCCCACGATCGTGAGCGTCAACTGGTAGGCCTGGAACGCGACGACCATCGCACCGACGCCAATAGCCACAGCTCCGACAAGGGTGGAGTTGTCCTTCAGCCAGCCGGTGAAATCCTTGATCGCGGGCAGGACGGTCCCGACGATGCTGGTTCCCAGCGACATGACAACGGGTGCGAGCTTCTCGAACACGCTCACCACGGCCGCGCCTACGTCCTTCGCCAGCGGTGTGAACGCGGCGATCAGGTTCTGTACGGCAGGGACGACGTTGTCGACCAGGAAGCCGCCGAACTCCTTGAGCTTCGGAAGGATCTCTGTCTGAACAAACCCACCGAAATCTTGCAGGCGCGGAAGTACTTCCGTCTGAATGAACCCGCCGAAATCCTTTAGGCGTGGTAGAACCTCCGCCTGGAGGAAGCCGCCGAACTCCTTGAGCTTCGGGCCGAGGTAGGCACCGATCTTGTCGGCCAGTCCCCCGATGGTGGGGATCGCCTTGTCACCGAGGAACGTGGCGAACTTGTCGACGGTCGGCAGCAGGAACCCGCCGACCTTCTCGGCCAGGTTCCCGGTGATCGTCTGCAACCTCGACAGAGGATCAGCAGCAGCAGCGGCGGCGCCGCCGAACTCCTTGCCGACCTCGCCGAGGATGATCTTCTGCGCGCCGAGCGTGTTGCCCGATGCAACGAGGGTCTTGATCTGCTCCTTCTGCTGAGCAGTGAAACTCACACCCACCTTCGACAGTGCGGTGACACCCTTGACCGGATCGTTCAGCGCCTTGCCCAGTTGGATGTTCGCGGCCTTCAGACCGTTCGCGTCGACGACACCGTTGTTCATCGCCGACGCCATGTCCACAGCCGCGGCGGTGGCGCGGGTGAAGACGTCGTTGCCCTTGCCGACGCCGTTGCGGACGTTGGTGAACGTGGCCAGCAGGTTTTCACCCGACTGGATCGCCTCGTCATCGGCGCCGGTCTTGTTGCTGATCGCCGTGGCGAGGTCGCCCATCGACTTCGCTGTGATGCCCGCGACCCCACCGGTGGACTTGATCACCGCTTCGGAGACGCGGGCCACCTTGGCGGACTCGCGGGCGTCGTTGATGAACGACCCAAACACCTGGGCGCTCTTGATAGCGGCGAACCCGGCAACGAACAGACCCGCGGACTTGGAGGCGATCCCACCAAAGACGCCACTGAAGCCGACGCCGAATCGGGAGGCTACCTGCTTGCCAGCTCCATCCCCGTCGACCTTCTTGAGCTTGCCCTCGACCGCTTCTTTCGGCTTGAAGAGTTTGCTGAAACTCTGCGTGAAGCGGTTCCCGGTCTTCGCGCCCACCTGATCGGCGGACTGAGCGACCTTCGACTGGGCGTCACTCAGCGATGATGCGGCCTTCTTCGCCGCATCCGTCGCCGACGCCGACTTTCGCATCGCGGCAGCGACAGCCTCTTCGGCGGCAGCGATCTGTGATGCCTTGGACTTCGAGTTGGCGCGTACCTCGGCGAGCTTCGCCTCCGCGACTCGGAGTTTCCCTGCGGCGTCCGCCTGGACTCCGGCCGCAGATGCGACCTTCTTGGTGAGATCCTCGACCTTTCCCTTCGCGGCGGCGGTCGCCGCGTCGGTGAAGATCTTGCCGGAGTTCTTGCCGGCGGCACGGAAGAGACCCTCAGCACTCCCCAGGCCCTTCTTGGTCTCGGGTCCGAACTTCGACATCTCTGGTCGCACTGTCACAAAAATGTCTGTCAGTGAAGCCATTACGGTCCCACCCCCAATGCGGCCAAGAGTTGGGCCTTGTCGCGGTCGATGACTTCCGGCTCGGACTCGAGCCACTCGTCGAACTGGTCGACCCTCTGGCCGAGGGTCACCTCAGCGCCAGCGGAGATCTCAGCCAGTTCGATCGCCTGCTGGTAGTCGACCTGCAGCGAGTAGACGACGTCGCACAGGTCGGCGAGGCTCAGCCCGTCTGCTGGCGTAGTACCGCCATCGCCAGGTCCGGGCGGCCCTGAGACTTCAAGCGCTGCACCACCTCGAGCGCGGATGAGTCTTCCGCGGAGGTAGGCGTGGTTGACAGCGGCCCAGGCGAGGAGTCGGAGGGCCGCCTGGTAGGGCGCTCGGACAGGATCGCCATGACGTCCTTGACGACCTGCATCAGCTCCTCGTCGTCGGCGCGCGTCTTGTCGGCGTGCGCCTCGAACTTGCCCCAGTCCTCGTCGGCGATGCACTGCTGCAGCAGGTCGTACATCGCCGCCAGACCGTCCTCGTCGGCGGAGTCGACACCGGACTTGGCGATCTTCGCGAACCGCATCAGCGGCATCAGCCCGATCTTGTCCGCGACGGCGAACTCGGCGCCCATGAAGCCGACCCGCCGCACCTCCCGCTCCGGGGGAGTCTCCGCTACCACTTCGAGCGGCATATCAGGAACCGAGCCGCGCGGCGCCGGCGGAGTACACGGAGAACACCGCACCGGACGGCGGGACCTCGAAGTTGAACGTGCACGGGATGCCCGCGAACGCCGGGGCCTTCTGGAACTCCATGGCGACCTCGCCGCCCTGGATGGTCTGGCGGATCACGATGCGGGTGGTGTTGTCGCTGGACTCCCAGCCGATCATCACCCGGATCTCAGACCCGGGAGCGACGGGCTCGAACAGCCCCATCGCGGTAGCGCCGGAACCGGTCGGGGTGATCGTGCTCACGCCACCGTTTAGGGCGCGCTTCAGGTTATGCAGGGTGACGTTCGCGAGAGCGAACGTCATGTTGCCCGAGCGTTCCGTGGTGGCGTACTTGATCGGGTCGAAGAACTCAGCGACCGAGATCGCTTCGACAGTCGAAGAATAGGAGAAGGTCGAGCCTTCCTTCGTGGCACCGAGCGACAACCACGCCACCGGCCAGGCGTCCGTGAAGACGGACCCTGCGACGGTGTTCGCCGGCACGGTGGAGAGGAGCGGGGCGATGTACAGGTAGCCAGGATCGGTGAGCAGGGTGGGGACTGCGGTGGCACCGGGCATGTTGCGGCCCTCCTAAGGGCGTCGGGTATTGATGGGAGAGCCGCAGTGCGGCTAGTTGCGGAGTTCGTCAGCAGCGGGGCGGAGATGGGGTTGAGCGGGGGTGTCTTCCGTTCCGAGTTCGACCATCGCGCCGTACCAGGCGGCCTTCCGCCAGCCGACGTGGTACTCAGTCACCCCGGTCTTGGGGTCTTCGGCCTCTTCGATATCGATGTTCTTCTGCAGGTTGCCGGACACTTTCGGAGCACGGCGGCGCGCGCCCTTCTTGATGACGTCAGCAACAAGACGGGTCTGCCGCTTCACAGCGGGAGATCTGGAGACCGCGGCCAGAACTTTCGGGTCAATCCGACCCTGCGGCATCAGGACACCGGGCGGCCGAGGGACTCCATGAGGTCCTTGTGCGCCTTGGTCCCGACCTTCACAGCCAGACCCTCCTCGACGTACTTGAGCCGAACGGCGTTCTCAGCGGGGATGCCGTCGCCCGGGTTGTAGGCCAGGCCGCTGCCGTGGATGATCCTCTCGGACGCGACGTACTGGCTGTACTCCTTCTGCTGCAGGGCGAGGAAGTCGGCCAGTTCGGCGGTGATCGGAGAGGTGACCTCAGCGACCGTCGGCGGCTCCGCAGTTTCCGGCTTGTTGGTGTCAGCCACGATGAGGCTCCTTCAACTAGTTGATGTGCAGTTCTAGGTCGACGATGAATCGGGCACGGCCCGATGTGGTGTCGGGGTTGGGGATGATCTGGCCGGCCACCGACATGGAGATGGCCGCTGCGCCCCACGTCCCTTTCAGGTCGCGGGCTACCGACCGGATCACAGCGGCGATTGCCTTGCAGTCCAGTACGTCTTGGGTGGTGTTGCCGTTGCCCCACACATCGACCTGCACGCGGGCGGAGAGAGTCTCGGGGCGGAGCTCGTCGTCGTCGACCAGCGACAGGACCAGCAGCGGCCAAGTCGGGACTGAGGGGATCGCATAGTAGATGCGGGTGGCAACCAGAGCAGTCAGGGCGGGCTGGGCGAGAAGCGCTGTGCGGGCCGCGACGGTCGGGTCAGGCAGCACGGGAGTTGGCATGACTACCCTCCCGTGATCCTGAAGCAGAGGACTTCCTGATGGTGCGCACGACCACGCACCCGCCAGACCTCAGGCACTCCGTCTACCTCGTAGTCCAGCCCGAGGTGGCGCAGCCGGTCTGTGGCCTTCACGTCCGCGTCAGCGGGCAGGAACGCTCGGTGGGTGGAGTTCGTCCGCTGCTGTGCCACCACGTCTTCGGTGGAGGTCAGCGGCTGGAGTTCGCCCGGGTAGTCCGTGGTCGTGGCGGTGGTCCAGTTGGGAAGCGGGTCTCCGCCATCGGGGGAGGCGGTTGTGCCAGCCCGGACCACCGTCACGACGTCACGGAACCTCATGGGTCAGACCCCGAGGAACTTGGCGTTCCAGGTGATGACGAGCGTGTCTGACGCGGTCTTGTTGATCGCGGTGAACACGACCCGGTGCGAGGTGTTGGCGGCAGTCGTGGTCAGGTCCGTGGCGGCATCGTTGACGATGACCGCTTCGGTGATCGCGGCGTTCGTCACGTCACCCGGGGCCCAGGTCGTCTTGTACTGACTGTTGACGCCGAGCCCCGCGCCCAGGTTCTGGGTGGCCGGGAAGGACGCATCGAACGGGTTGTTCGAACCGGTGATGTACGTGACCAAGGCCGAGCCGGCGCCCGCCTTTGAAGCGGCAGTGGTGCCGGTGCCGAGCTTCATGCCGGTCATCTTGGTCGGCTGCGCGGGCGCCGCCGGGGTGACCAGGCCGATCGCCATGCCTGCGTAGTACAGGTCACCGGCGTCGGTGATCAGGTTGTCAGCGCGGCGCTCATCCTTGAGGTCGCCGTTCTCGTCGAACAACTGGATGAGGAGATTCCCCTTGAAGCCCTCGGGCTCCTCGGTCTCCTCCACGGTGATCGGGTCGTTGTCTGACACCGGGTCAACCCCTTCCGGGTTTCATGGGCGGACTGTGATGCCGCCATCGGGGCGGACAGTGATGCCGTTGGATGGGCGGCTGGTGCGCCCACTCGACGGACGAGCCGTAGTCGTGGTGAATGGTCGGGGCGTGATGCCCGTGTTCGGTCGGGGCGTGATGTGCGGAACCGGGACCACGGTGGTCACGAGTGCCGCATCAACCAGCCCGGATGAATCGGTCAGGCTGCGCAGTTGCTCGAAGGCCGCCGCGTCAGCGAGCCCCACGAGATCGGTGAGGATGGACGCACGCGCGATAGCGGCGGCATCTGTGAGCCCTGCGCTGTCCGTTGCCGTCTGATCCCGCAGAAGCCCAATCAGGGCCGCATCGGTGAGCCCAGCGGAGTCGGTGGCGATCTTGCTGGCAGCGAAGGCGGCGGTGTCCACCAGGCCCGCCGAGTCGGTGACCCCACGAGTTTGACTGAGCGCCTGCGCATCGGTGAGACCGACCGAGTCGGTCTGGTTGAGCGCCCTGCCGGACTCGATGAGCGAGGTGTCCGTCAGGCCGGCTGAGTCCGCGATGGTCTTCGACTGGGCAAGCCCTGCCGCATCGGTCAGGCCGGTTGAGTCCGATACAGCCTTGGCCTGTGTGAGCGTGGCCGCATCGGTCAAACCAGCAGAGTCGGTCTGTGCGAGCGCCTTGCCGGATTCGACCAGAGCGGTATCGGTCAGGCCCGCCAGGTCCGTGAGCACCGGGGAGACGGTGAGCGCGGTGGCATCGGATAGGCCGACAGAGTCTGTGACGAGCTTCGATTGGCTGAGTAGTGCGGAGTCCGTCAACCCCGCCGTGTCGGTCTGGGTGACCGGAACGGAGAGCCCGACTGTCGCCGAGTCGGTGAGCCCGGACGAGTCTGTAGCGACCAGCGATACGGACAGTGCTGCCGTGTCGGTCAGTCCGGCGCTGTCCGTCAGGGACTTCGACTGAACCAGTGCTACGCCGTCCGTCAGTCCGGCGGAGTCGGTTACGCCCTTGGTCTGGGCTAGAACCGCCGCGTCCGTCAGCCCGGAGGAGTCGGTCTGAAGCACCAACTTCGATGCTTCAACCAAGGCCGAGTCGGTAAGGCCAGCGGAGTCGGTTACATCCTTCGACTGGGTCAGTACCGGACCATCGGTTAGGCCCGTCGAGTCTGTCTGGTCGACAGCGAGCGGCGCGCTACCGGTGCGGACGAGTTCGACCAGGTACATCTCCGCCGAGGTCGAGGCGGTGAGGCTGGTGATGCTGTCCGGAGTGAAAGTCGTGGTCCCGTGAGTACCGGACAGGTCGTCGTAGATGACTACCGACGTACCGCCTGCGCCCCCTGTGGAGAACTCGGCTCGCTTGACGAACCCGGTCGGGGTGGACGCAGGGGCGACGGTGGACCCGACCCGCTCCATGAAGACCAGGACGAACCCGGACCCGACAACCTGAGGGGTGATCGTCGGAGACGTGTGCACCGTCACCGCGGTACCGGACGCTTCACCCAGCGGAACAACCTGCTGGACGTCGCTATACCCGTTCCAGATGCCGAGTGCTGCAGCCTGCCTGTTGCCCGTCCCTGTGGTGGAGATCGCCACATCGCCGGACTCGGACCCGGTCATCACCGACGGGATGCGCTTGGCCAGGACCGCGCGCAGGTTCGTGTCGATCAGGTCCTGTATGACCGTGAACGCGGCGTCGATCGACGCGGTCTCGGTGTTGAGGCTGGCGTGGGCCAGAAGCGCCAGGTCATCCGGGCCATGGGTGGGCCAGGTGACCCCGGTCAGGGTCGTGACGCTGGTGGTCAGCGTGCTCGTGTCGGCGGCAACGAAGGTCCCCGCGGAGACTGTGCCGATCAGCCGGCGGGGGCGGACGTAGTGCTGCGACCGCCATGGTCGGCGGAACACGGCCATGGGCTACACGAGTTCGAGGACGTCGACCGAACCCTGAATGGTGGAGATCGAGTCAGCCGGTGCGGAGACCGACAACACCAGCCGGGTCCCGGCGTCCAGGATGATGCGGCATTCCGGGACGGGCAGGTACAACTGCGGCTGACGGACGTTCCACGACCAGCGTCTCAACTCGACCGAGGTGCCGCCGGTGAGTTGGGTCGTGTTGCCCGTTTCGAGGGTCGCACCCGCTGCGGCGTCGTTCGGTTGCATCGGCTGGAAAGCCGCCGTACCGCCACCGGAACCTGACGTGGGTGCGCCGGTGACACGCTTCAGGATGAGGGTCAGCATCTCTTCCTGCGCATCGCCGATCTCCGATGTCTGGCCGATCTCGAACCCTGCCAGGGTCAACGGTTTGCTGGTCGCAGCGAGCAACTCGAACACGTCGATCGCTGCCGTGAACGCGGCGGAGATGTTGATGGGCGCCGAGTAGGCGCGCACATTGATGGGCATCAGGGTCACCTCACGAGGTAGGGCAGCATCCGGCGGACCGGCTGATACGGGGGAGGTGCTTTCGGGGCTGCGACTTCGCGGAGCCGGAGGAAGGCGACCGGGCCACACTGGAGAGTCGCGGTGGTGAAGGCGAGCGTCAGGGCTTGCGTCCCGCTTCCCGCGGTCACCGCCGACTGGAACAACTCCACGTTCCCGTGGACGTCGCTGGCGGAACCCAGACCGGAAGTCTGGCGGTTGCAGGCTCCGAAGGTGATACCCGTAGCCGTCATCGTGCTGGGGGAGATCGTCGTGGACACGTCGGTGTCCACGGCTGCGAGAGCCACGACCATGTCGCCAGGAGCTAGGGAGACCGTCCCACTCGAGGTGACGGACCTGTTCGCGCCATGGGTCGCGTCATCGCCGGTTACGGCGAGCACATCCCAGGTGGTCCCGGCGGCTTTCGTGAATCGGCACATGATGCCGGCCCCGCCGAAGGCCGACCCGGACTGGTCGAATATCACCGATCCGGTCTCGCCGCCTACGGCCTCCTTGTAGTCGAGGCGCACCTTGGTGGCGTGGTTGTCGGCGGTCGACCCGGTTCCACCGGCGAGTTCGGGTCCCGGAGTCCACCCTGCTTCATTGGCAGTCGTCGCGGTGCTGAGCCACACCACCCGGCTGGCTATGACCAGGTTGCCCGCTCCTACTGAGGCCGGGTAGGCGATTGAAAGAGCGGTTGTACCCGAGGTGGCCTTGGTCCCCAGTGCTGCGAATCCGATCGCCATGGAGCCCCCAGTTCCGAACAGTAGAAGGGGACATGACTACGCGGTCGACATGATCGCGAGGACACTCCAGGTGTAGGCCGCAGCAGCGGTCACCACCTGGACCGCGAGCCCTTCCCCCTCCCGAAGGATGTAGTCCGAGACCATGTCGCCGTCGTTCGGCAGGATGTTGACCAGCCCGACCAGTCCGTTACCGGAAGCGGTCTCCTCGGTGGCGATCGGCACCTCGAACCACGAGAAGGCCTGCGTGCCGCCCACCGTGTACGAGCGGCCTGCTGTCACCTGAGCCGGGACGGCAGGGTTGAGTGAGTCGTGGGGCCGGATCGTGAGCGCCACGTTCCCGGTCGTCCCCACCGCGGAGGTCTTCGCGATCCGCCACGTGTGCGGAGCAGGGGCGGTGACGATCGCCTGCGAGGGCTGGAGGAACACCTTGCGCATCTTCACGATCCGGCCGGAACCGGTCGCGTTGAAAACGTGCATGTAGACGAGGTTCGCCGTGGATGCGATCGCGGTGGACCACGCCGAATAGGTGGGGATGTCCCCGATCAGATGGCCGGCCGGGTTGGCCAGCATCATCACCTGGTGTTCCTTGCCACCCACCGAATGGGTGGCGATGACGGCACCACTGCCGGGAGTGACGTCTACCTGATCGTTGGCTTGCACCATCGAGGGAACCTCTTCTAGCTAATCCCCAGGATGAATGTATTTCAGTAACGCGTGCAGTAGGAGACCGGTGGATAGCCAGATGTGAGTCGCACGGTTCCCATCGGCCCACGGCCCTTGTTCGCCCACTGCTGGAGCCTGCCAACCTCGGAGTCGGTGAGGTACACACCCATCTCCTCGGCGTTGTAGATGGCAGTCGTGCCACCCACCGTTTCCTGCTTCAGGCCATCCGGGTTGCGGTATGACCTGCCTGCAGCAGCGAGAGCAACGGCCTTCGCTGAGACCGGCCAGGGGGTCTGTTCGCCGATCACTTCCGTGACCAGCCCCTGTGCCAGGTCGAGCAGCAGAAGATTCGCGGTGGCGGTGTCGAGGTCCACCTGCAGGAATGAGGCGAATTCGGGAAGCGTCGCGATGTCAGCCATGAATTCGCCTCATTCCTCGGGGGGACTACTTGCCGTACTTGTCGCGGAGATCATCGCGGGACAGGCCACCATCGGCCGGGTCCGCGAGTTCCTCAGCAGTGGCGCCCTTGCCCTCGGCGTAGGCCGCCCAGTCCTCACGGGAAGCGTTGCCCTTGGGTGCCTCGTCGCCGGACGGTTCGGCCGCCGTGCCCTCGAGGAGGTGGTCACCGATCAGATCGGAGGCCCAGTCTGGGACCTCTTCACCCGCCAGCAGCACCGTGGGGACACCCGTTTCCGGGTGGGCCAGGATGGTGTTACCGCTCAGCTTGGCCATCACAGCACGTCCGCGCTCAGCGACAGCGCCGCGTTGGCGAGGACCGGCATGCCGATCGCGTCCGAGATGACCTCGATCCCCATCGGCGGCTTCGCGTTGCGATAAACACCGGCGACGACACCGGGCTGGTCGGCCTCGGTGATACCCCAGCCTGCCTCCGTGGAGGACAGCGTCCGACCCCAGAAGGTCGCACCCAGCTGGGTACCCATCCAGTCATCGGTCGCCACCGGAGCCGGCAGCAGCAGGACACGGTCATCCGGCAGCGCCTTCGTGGTGGTACCGGCGACCGAGACGCGCCGGTCGTACAGGTAGATCGGCGGCAGACCGGCAGCCAGAACCAGGTCGCGGACCTGCTGCTCGGTGGCCGGGCGGGCACCGCCGTTGACGAGCTGCGTCTGGAACTGGGTGCCCGACGCGAGCGCACGCAGCGCACGGGTCGACATGACAATCGAACCCGGCGCCTCTCCGTTCGTGTCCAGGTACAGGTCGCTCCAGGTCTGCAGCTGACTGAGCCGGTCGGTGCCGGCCACGGACCACAGTGCCGGGGCGGTCAGGGTGTGACCCGCCGGGCGGCCGAAGTCGTCGTCCATGACGTAGTTGCCGGTCACGGTCGCCTTGCCGGTGTTCAGAACCGTGCCGCGCAGGAGTTCGATGCGGTCCGAGACGGCCTGGACGGCCATCTTGGTCACGTTCTGAATGGACATGAGCGCCGCGGCGTCCGAGACGTTGCCGCCGCGGGCACGCAACTGCTCGTACTCCGACACGGGGAGGTTCTGCCCCAGTGCCGGCAGTTCGAGGGTGACGCGCTGCCCGGAGGGCCGCTTGCCGACCTCGATCTCGGCGTCGTAGGCGCGGAAGTTCGCGACGTCCTGCAGGCCGGTCTGGCCCTTGACGAAGCGGACGACGATGTCAGCGACGTCGCGGTTGGGAAGCCACTGCGCGAGACTTCCGCGCTTCGCCTCGTAGTCAGCCAGGGCCGCGCGGGCGTACCCGGTGAGGCTGGCAGGGTCGATGATGTCAGTCCAGAGAGCCATGAGTCAGATCCCTCTCACGCCACGTAGACGAAGTTGCTGGTGGCGGACTTCGCGGCTGCGACAGGCGCAGCGAACGTGAAGGTGTTGTTGTAGGGAACCTTCGAGACCTTCACGCGTCCGTGGTCCAGCAGGGGGGCCGCGAAGTCTGCGGTGGAACCCGCAGGGATGGGCTGGTCGGTCAGGATGAACCCGGCGAGGATGCCGGCGCCGGTGACGGTGCCCTCGGTCTTGTCGTACGGGACGAGAAGCCCGGCAGACAGCGCGACCGGGGTACCGGACGGGATGTAGCCGTTCGGGTAGTGCGTGCCGGCGGTGAACGCGGAGATGTCGATCGTCTCGGTCCGGCCGTTGTAGATGCCGTGAGCGGAGCCGAGCCAGGACTGGTCGCCGGCACCGTACGTCTCACTCTTCATGCGAGGCATAACGGATTCCCCCTTCTGGGGATGGTGGGGCGCCGCGGTTTGCGGCGATCAGTGCGGCCATGTCGGCTCAAGTGGTTGGTGCAGGCTTCTTCTGGGCCTCGAACATCGCCTTGCCCGCGGCAACGGACGGACCCACACCGCTGGGGCGCTGGCCTTGACCGAGGTTCGGGAACACGGCAGCAGCGGGGGCGGGCGCGAGGATCGCGGCGTGCGCTGCAACCTTGGCCGTGTCCACGTTGCCGGTCGGGTCGAGGAACTTGCTCATGTCGAGCGGTTCCAAGGCGGTAGCCAGTTGCTCGGGGGTGAGACGGCCTGCGGTGGCAGCACGGAACTCGGCAGCCACGATGCGAGGAGTGGTCTCCTGTAGTGCCTGAGCGCGAGCCTGAGCAGCGGCAGCCGTGACGGCCTTCTCGTGCTCCGTGGCGTTCGCGGCCTTGTACTGGTCGAGTTCGTCCGCCTTGGCCTTGACCGCGTCGTAGTCAGCCCGGGCCTTGGCGGTCGCCTCATGCTGGCGCGAGTAGTGCTTCCAGTACGCGACCTGCTGCTCAGTGGTCATCTGTTCGAGCGGGGTGTTCACCGGGAACCCGTTGTCCACCGGGGGTGCAGGAGGAACCACCGGGGGAACGACGGGCGGCACGACGGGCGGTGCAGGTGCAGGCGGAGCTACAGGCGGCACGACCGGGACTGGCGGTGCTACTGGAGGTTGCACCGGAGGCTGCGATCCACCCATGATGGGCCAGATCGGATTGCCGTTCGCCCGGAATCCCACAGCCTGCAGTGGACCACCTGTCAGCGGGTGCCGTAGGTACGGGTGAACGGGCAGGGTAGTGCGGTTCATGCGTGTCTCCCTGTCGGGATGGGTTGGTTGCCCTGTCGGGCGATGGTGGAGCGACCGCCAGAGGGGCGGACCCCGCTACGGGCGGGGGAGTTCGATGACCGGCGCGGAGTCGGTCGGGACCAGGGCGGGTGGCGGTATGACGACCGGGGGCGGCGGCGTTGCGGCCTCGACCTCGGCATCGTGCGCGGCCTGCATCTCGGCGACCTTCTCTGGCGGGTACTGCCAGATCGAGGTCATCTTCTCGGCCCACGGGATGTCCGTGCCGGCCTTCGATGCAGCATCGGCACGTTCGGCCAGCGAGTAGCGGACCTCGGGCTCCCAGATGGTGCGCAGCGAGGTCAACTCGGAGCGCGCCTTGTCGCCCTGGAAGCGGAACGCGAGCGCCATCACCTGGTTCCAGCTTGGCTCCGCGCGCCTGCGACGGTCCTTGGCCTTGAAGACCAGACCTTCGCGCATCTGCTCGGCGCCCATCGCGGACCCGTTCGCTGCGTCAGGTGTGATGTAGAACAGCGGCGTACGGGTCACTGCGGCGAAGTGCTGGATATCGTCCTTCACCGAGCTGAGGATCGGCTGCAGGTCGACCTGCCCGGACTCCCAGATGTCCGCCGTGGCGGGGAGCCGCCACAGTGCACCCGGGTCAGCGGAGAAGATCTTGTCGTAGTCGATGACCTCGCCCGTGTCGGGATCCTTCTCGGGCATGTCCTCTGGGTCGACCTTCAGAACCCGCTGCTTGAACGCCTGGAACGTGGCGATCACCATGCGCTGCAGGATCATGTGATTGATCCGGTCCAGCACGTCGATGTGGGTCTCGAACTCACCCAGCCCCGACTTGTTCCGGAACCTCACCAACGGCATCGCAGTCTCATTGCCGTCAGGCAGCGCCAGACCATCGGCACCGCCTCGGTCGGCGTCCCATTCCCACCCGCTCGACGAGAAGCGGACCGATGGGTGCTTGGTCGTATACCGCGCTTCGCGGGAGGCAACGAACACGTGGCCCGGCATGTAGAGGTAGGCGAAGTCGCGCTCGAGTTCGGGGTCATGGAAGAACTTCGCGCCGGCGCGGATCTTGCGCTGCTGCACCGGATCGTGGAACGACACCACCTGGCGCGGATCCTCGGCAGTGATGACCGGGATGCCGGTCTCGGGGTCCGGTGCGCCGACAATGACATACCCGTCTCGCAGGACCAGCATGTTGCGGTGGACCTCGGTGGCCTCCACATCCAGCCCGTTGGCAACCCAGATCTTGCGGGCCTCGGCGTCTCCTGCCTCGTCGCCCTCGGCCCCGGTCTGGAACCCGACCGGGATCATCCGGTCCAGCACTGCGTCGACGGCGAGCTCGGCCAGGTTCAGGCGGGCCTTCTTCTGGAACGCCTTGTACGCCGACTGTGCGTTCTCCGCACCCTCGGGAAGAGGCGGGTTGCCGCGGTAGTGGCGGTCCAGGAGCTCCAGGTCCGGCTGCTTGTACTCGAGTTTGCGGGCCAGCCGCAGCATCCACCAGCCGGGAGACAGGGCCGTCTCTACGTCGATCGGCACGTTAACCCTCCCTTCAGCGGATGCGCCGCGGGATCGCGGGCCTTGTTGCCTTGCCGATGCCCTTGGAGACCGCGTCCACCCGCGCTGTCCAGGCGAGGACAGCTGCGATAGCGGCGTCGATCTTGTTGGGGGAGTCGGGATTCTCCTTGCTGATCTGCAAGCCGGCCCGTGAGGGCCGGCGGCGAGCGGCGAGGACGTGTCTGGTCAGGTGGTGCGACCCGTCGTGGGTCATCTCCCGGTCGGTGAGTGCGTTGTGAAACTCCCTCAGCGCCCTCACGGTGATCGAGGCGCGGCCACCGGTCATCCACCACTCACATGGATGTTCGCGGGAAGCCTTCACCTTGAGTTTGTCGCTGTAGGCCGCTTCCCACCCGGCGACGTAGGTCTCCCATTTCGCCGGGTCGCAGTAGAAGCCGACCACGTTGTAGCGGGAGAACGCCGACCGGACAGCGGCGTCAACCTCGACCGCGGGAACCTGCCAGTCGACGCCGGCCGGACCACTCGGTTGCTCCCAGACCTGGATCTCGAACAGGTGGCCATCGGAGACTCGGCATCCGATGAGCGCCGTTGCGTCCGTGACGCCACGGGCTCGCTTGCGCGAACCGTCGAAGCCGAGCGTGACCGGCTCTCTGTCGGCGGCGACCTTGTCAGCCGCGAGGCACGCCTTCCACTCGGGCTGCGTCACCCAGGCGTCGGTTGCCGATGTGGGCTGGTTCAAGTAGTAGCGGCGGGAGTCCGAGACATCGTTACGGGGGTCCCAGATCTCGTCGATGATCCGTTGCAGATCCATCGACTCGGAGAACGGGCCGTACACCTCGCGGAGCGCATTGAGGAGTGACTTCTCGTCGGTCAGGTCCACATCCGCGGGCGCTTCGACGTGATCGAACAGGAGCCTCGAGCGCTTCGTCTTGCCGGCCATGATCAGCTTGGCGAGTTTGTGGCTCTCCTCGGCTACCGAATCCTCACCCGGCAGGTACATCGTCGAGGTCTCATGCGACCACGGCTCGGCGGACTTCCGCTTGGCGAGGTTCCTTCGCACCGTGGCGTACATCCGCCGCAACTCCGGAAGGATGTACAGGTGCGACTCGTCGAAGACCACGAAGGTCTCCTTGCCGCCGTCCTTCGCCGCGTTCGATGCGGTGGACGGGATGATCTCCCCGCCGTGCGGGAGCAGGGTCCGGGTAAGACCCGCCACATTGGAGGCGAGACCCTCTGAGAGCGGGCCCTCGGTGAGGTTGAAGTAGACGTTGTCGTAGGTATTCCCCGCCTGACCCTCTTCAGTGGCCAGGCAGCGGATCACCGGGTAGACGATCGGGCGGCCCATCGGTTCGCCCGGCTGGTAGGTGTAGGTGAAGTCGCGCCACTTGAACTGCTCGCCACCCTTGGCGAACCCGGCGAACCGGCAAGGACCGAAGCCCTCGAGCAGCACCTCGAACCCGGCGAGCTCGGACTTTGCCCGGCCCTTCGCGCGCGAGGTGAAGACTGAGTCGTACATCCGGCGCCCGGTTGATTCGAGCGCGTAGTTGTCGACGATGATGCCGGCGAACTCGTCATCCAGCGGAAGAGAGTCACCAAGGTTCGGGTTCAGCGGGCGGCCCTGCACATCACCGGGGCCATGCACGCAGAAGTGTTCGATCCATGCCAATCCGAGCCAGCCGAGCGACCTGTTGCGGTCGTGGCCTTCGGCCCGGATCAGTTCATGAGGCATCGGTCAACCGCGAACGGCGATCCATCGACGCCACGCCCGCCGGCAGATCCTCCTGCTTCGGGGTCTCCGCCGGGGTGTCCTGAACGACAACCCAGCGCAGTGCGGCCATACCCTTCGGAGTCAGACCGAGGCGGTCGTCGAGTTCGCGCATCTCCCGCAGGATCTGCAGCTTCCCCGTTGCCAGTGAGGCGAGATTCGCGATGACGGCGCGCATCTCCCGCATATTCGCGTCTTCGCCCATCTCACTGACGTCGATGCCGTTGACCTTCGACAGCGCCGTCAGGTCATCCTCGAGTGAGGCCCGCCTGGAGACCATCGACTCCTGCCCGACGTTCGTTCCCCAAGCCGCGGCCTGCGGCGTAGCCCATGCCCACTTCCACCATGCCGACCCAGACTTGCCGAGTTCCATCCAGGTTGGGACCGAGGGTGCGGGACCCTGCCGGCCGCTCAAGGGCAGGTTCGTCGTCGGAATCGTGGGCTCATTGGTGCGCCGGCGAGTCTTCTGAGGTAGTGGACCAGGCATTCGGGGGCCTCCCGTGACGGGATGGTGATCAGCCCATGGCGGGCCGATTCGGTGCAGGAAAGTTCAAAACCCGTAGACACCGCGAGCGAGGTGAGCGGAGGTGTCTGTCTGGAGGGGCGGGGGAGGGGTGGTCCCCCAGGTCAGTTCAGTCCTGGGTGCTTCTCGCGTGGGCGTCTCGGACTCTTGCGTCGGTTCGCTTCGGCGCCCTCGAGACGTGACTTGAGGTCATGACATTGATGACACATGCCTCGATGGTTCGATCGAGCATCAGAGCCACCTCGTGAGAGAGGAACGATGTGGTCATCGTCAGTGGAGACTCGAGTGCATCCTTCCTCGGTGCACTCGGCACAGCCGGGGCAGCGGCACACGGGGTCGTCGGCCAACACTTGAGCGCGCAGCTTGCGACTAGCCCAAGTGGAGGCTCGACCTACTGTCATCAGACAGCAGCCTCTGCTCGAGGATGCTCCACGTGCGCCCAGGTCCGACGATGCTTGATTGAGTACACCGAGGTATGACTGACAAGGTACTCAGCGGCTAGGGTTCGCTGACTCTCGCCAGCCCATGCACGGCGGTAGATCTCCCTGACCTGATCTTCGGTCAGCTTGGCGAGAGGCTGGAGTTCACCGCGGACCGATACATGCAGGCCCGTCTCACGCGCGTGGCGATTGTTCTCCGCCCGCGTGACCACCTCAAGGTTGATGATCCGGTTGTCCGTCTTCACGCCATTCAGGTGGTTGATATCCAGGCCAGGAGCGATTGGGCCGTGGACATACTCCCAGACCACACGGTGCACCAGCGCGTTTATGACAGATGCGGCGATTAGTCGGATCCCTGAAGGTCACGTAGATGTATCCGCGGGTGCTTCTTACCCCGATGGGCCGCCGACTCTCGCCGTACACGAGGCCGGCGGATGGGTCCACTGACCACTTGCCTGCTTTGATCCGGTCCTGAGCACCGTCGTAGTTCGCTTGGGTAGCCTGTGTCATGTCGTCCCCTCCAAGTGGGGTCGGCTAAGACCCCACGCTGGTGAGACAGCCGTGGGGTCGCTTTATGTTCGGGGTGAACTACCGGCCGAAGAGGCGCAGCAGTTGTTGCCACACGGTTGGCGGGGAGTAATTCCGCCTACTGGATTCCCATGTCTCCACCAGTGGTGGTGGCTCTACCTGCATGGGGCGGTGTCTGCCTTGGTGGTGGAGGGTGAGGCGCATGGCTACCCCCGCTGTCAGCAGCGGATGAAGGGCTTGCCTACGGTGAACACCTGCGTGTAGTCCCCACCCGGAGCGACCTCGAGCTTGACGGTCTGCTGGTTGTAGGAACTGGTGGAGCGGGCGGTGTAGACCGTGGTGGTCCAGTCACCTTCGAAGGTGGCCTGCCTGTTCGGGACCAGCGAGTAGTTGCCGGTCTTCTGCTTGGTCCACACCTTGGCCACGGTGCCGGCCGGGTAGCCGGTGAGTGTGACGGTGGCGTGGTCGCATACCGCGTCGATGGTCCACGCTGATGCTGCGTCGGCGGGGAGTGCGAGGCCGATGAGGGCAGCGGTTGCGGCTACCCCTGATGCAATGAGTCTGCGCATGTCATGCCTTCCTCGGGTCGAAGCGGGTTGCATCGCCACCACCGGCAAGGGGGCGAGAGCGCATCCCCATCGGGTTTCGATGGGTGGTCGGGTGCTTCTCGTTGGCCTCGGTCATCCGCTGGATCTGGAAGTCGATCGGCAGTCCGGTGCGGCTGACGAGGTACTGACCGATCGTGAGGCAGACGAGCGACCAGAGCATCTCGCGACCACCGAACCAGTGGTCGAAGTCCTCGTCGGTGAGGATCAACCGCAGGTCGACGTCCCTGTACTCGCCAGTCTTGGTGGCTGACCCCACCAGGTACGGCGGGCTGTCGAACGCCTCGGTGACTGGGATGCACGCGTCGTTGAGGATCGCGAACTGTGCCGTCGTGAGGTGGGACTTCCGGCCAGTCACGTCGCTCCTCGGGTCATGCACGGTGCACCCGGCCACCTGATCGTCTGGGGTGGCGGGTGAGGGTGAGCCTCTGCTCGAGGAGCCGGTCCATCCGGGCCTTGATGACCGGGGCATCGGTCAGGTCGGTTGGGTCTACCAGCTCTTGGTGGAGGGCTTCGAGGGCGGCGTCTATCTCGTCGAGGGTCACGATGGTTCCCCTCTTTCACAGCGAAACCCCGGCCTGAGAGAACAGGTCGGGGTTTCGGACCCTCGTGCTATCCGAGGGGAGTATGGGGCTCGCAGTAACAACTCTCGCGAGACTAGGACGATGATTGCTCACGGCCACCGTCCGTGTCTAGCGACACGCTCAGGCGTCGCTACTCTAAACGTTTTTCCTTCACAGTCGGCTGAGAGTGGAGGCTAAGCGGCTTTTACCTACAGACGCCACTCGGGGTTGTAGTCAGGGTGGTCGGCGTAGACCGAGGCGATGGCATGGAGGTTCAATTCCAGCGTCTCGACGAATGCCTTGGGCCAGTCGAATGGCCGCAGCAAGACGTACTGGTAGACGATCGCCCGCTTGGCTGCGATGTCGGCCCGCACCCGCTCAGGGTCGTACATCACAGCCCAGGTGTTGTGATGGTTCGGCAGATGGTCGGTACCGTCGACCCGCTGGGCAGTGGGTGTCGCGACGTGGCCGTCGTCGCAGACGTACCACCGCTGGTCCTGACGCCTAGTGGTCGCCTCATCCTCGTCCAGGCGGGCGTTCAGGAACTCCACGATCGTCATCCCTCGTCGCCTTTCAGCAGCTTCCTCAGCGCCATGATCTCGTCGTAGTCCACTCGGTAGGGTTTGTGGTCACCGTGTCGTGCGAGGCGGCCTTCGGACAGCCAGCGGCGGATGGTGCCTGACGGTACCCCGGTGATCTTGGAGGCGTCTTGGATACAGCCCCTCATGGGCCCACCAGAGAGGCTAGGAAGGCGAAGGCGTACACCGCTAGCGTTCCCGCAGCGAGGATCCCGGCAACGGTGAGGAGCCTCATTGCTTCTCGGTCAGCCGCAAGGCGGCCCATCAGCGTCTTGACGCTCATGCTGCTCCTCGTTTCAGGATCCGCTTACAGCCCTTCATGTGGCCCTCTTGGCAGCCAGTCGAAGGCGGGCTACGTCGACGTCATAGGCCGCTTGCAGGTACATCAGCGGCAGTGCGTCGACCCCTAGGAACGCTTCCATGCGAACCGCTATGTCGGCACTCAGGCCGACCTTCCCAGTGACAATCTGGCTCAGATGCTTGGCGCTGCATCCAACACGCTTGGCCCATAGGACCTGCTCTTCGCCGCGCTCCTCCAGCAACTCGGCGAGTTTCTCCCCTACGTGACGTGCGCTCATGCCGCACCCCTCTTCAGGATCCTCTTACCGGTCAATTCCCACATGGGCGGCGGGTAGCTGCCCCTCACTCGGGCTCCGATCCTCTCGGCGCCTCGTCGGCCAGCGCTGCGCCATATCTGGCAACCTCGATCAGCGCCTCATAGACGCGCTCGCTCAGGCCCTCCGCTGGGAGCGGCGCGTGGTCCTGCCAGATCCCAGCCAGCTTCTTGCGGTCATCCCACCCGATGCGGGTGGCGGTAACCTCTGTCATCCCTCGCCCCCCGCTCCGATCTCACGGGCCTTCGCGGCAGCCCAGCGCAGGTCGTCTGCGGCGTCGTAGTCGCTGAGCGCCTCTGTCTCCAGCGCCTGCGCGATCTCCTCGGCTACCTCCGCCCTGATCTCAGCCTCTGGGCGGAAGATGCGCTTCGGTGGCCCGGTTGGGCGCATGCCTGAACGGTGGACCTGAAGCTCTCGACGCTCGGTCATGCTGCTCCTCGTGCTCTGATTCGATCTCCAGCCCTGCTCCACTCCCAGGTGGGCCACACATGCCTACAGACCCGGCACTCCATCGTGGCAGCCTCACCGAGGTCTTCGGCGGGTAGATGCACCCACACCTCACCCGGGCAGTCCTCGGGGCACATCCCCACCTTGAACTGGGAGCGGGTCTTCGGGAGATCCACCACATCCATGATCGCCGAGGTGATGCCGTGGATGTCGCTGGCGATATCCGGGCCGGCGGGGTCGAGCCTGATCGAGGCGTGGTGGGTCAGCAACCAGCGGGCCAGCCACACCGTGGGCGGGTCGTCGGGTCCGTCCAGCCGGATACCGCGGGTTTCGGTGAGGTAGCGGACGGAGGTGGCGAGGATGTACCTGAGGTTGGATGCGACCTCCGCCGCGCCGTTGTGGAGCGGGAGGGGCTGGGCGTCCTTCTTCGGGGGCTTCCCTTCGCTGTGTGCCCCTGTGACGCCTTGGCGGGTCAGGGTGATGTCCAGGTCCTCTATGAGGGCTGGGAGGTCACCTAGGGTCCGCTCCAGCCTCTTGGAGCATCCACGGCACAAGAACGCATCAGGCGAAGGCTGTCCGCAGGGACATCCGTTCACGAGTCACCTCCGTTGCCGATGCTTGCGGTGAGGATCTTGCAGACGATGACGAGTGCTTCCTGCTCGGTGAACTCCTCGTAGATCAGGGCGAGGTAGATCTCACGGGCAGAGTGGGCGGCTGCGCGAATGTCAGCGCTCGGCTCGATCGGTCCGTTGGTCACTTCGGCTCCTTGGCGGCCTTTTCGACAACCTTGATGTTGATGTCCTCGATGAGCCGGGTGACGCCCCACCACAGGAACAGTGCCGCCATGAACGGCTTGGCGAGGCTCAGGAACCACGGCTCGTGCATCTCGTCGCCCATCAGGAGACGCGCCCAGCCTGCCGTCGCGTTCACCGCGAGCAGGAAGACCCCGTAGGTGATGAGTTGGCGGCGGATCCACTTCGCGCGGGTCATGGTCGGGTCTCCTTGGTGGCGATCTCACGGGCAGCGATGTTGCGGGCGATAGCGGCGAACTCGTGGACCACCATGCAGTCCTCGCAGGCCTCGGTCTCGGTGTGCGGGTCGGGGAAGAACGCCTCGAAGGCAGCGGCCATCTCCTCGCCTGCCTCTTTGCGGCCCAGTGCGCGACCGAGGCGGGTAGCGGTCTCAATGAGAGCCTTGGTGCCGTCCAGGTTCGTCAGGCAGGAGGGGCTGTGATCTCGGCCGGGCAAGGCGCTGCAGTCGCCGCAGCCTTCGCCGGCCGCCTGCGCTCGGGCTAGGCGTTGTTCGTGCCTCTGCCTCAGTCCGGCCTCTCGGGCGGCGGTGAACTCGGAACGGTCGTCAGTCACCGGGGAACCTCGTAGACATGCAGGACCAGAGCGCCATCGGAGAACAGACAGGTCCCGAGGTAGGTCAGGTTGTCGCCTTCCAGCGCATAGCCCGTGCCGAAGTCGCGGAACCAGCGCTCCTCGGTCTCTCCTCCGGGGTCCACCTCCATCCAGATGGCGACGTGCTCACCCTGAGCGGCCACAGCGCGGAACAGGGCACCTTTGGGCACCTGGAAGACCTGTCCTGCGCCCGTGGACCAAGGTGTAATCGGGATCTCGAACTTCCACACCGCTCTCATGCCATCTCCTGCTGTCGTTGCCACTCTTCGTCGGATACCTGCGGGTTCACTGCTGTCCACGGCCATTGACCGCCACGCCTGATGCGCTTCGGCCAGTGCCGCTCGTCTCGGTCGCCGCGCCACGCGACCATGTCGACGTCGCCGACCTCGTTCCAGCGGAGGCCGTAGCCGAACTCGGGGAAGCCCATCAGGGCCGCGGAGCCGCGAGGACGCATGTTGCGTTCGTCGTTCTTGGTGCCGTGGCCGGCGTGGGCCTCCATCGCGATCGTGATGTTGCGGGCCCGCAAAGCGTCGATGGCCGCGATCACCGGGGCGGCATGGTCATCGGTCTGCAGCGCGCGGGGAACCATCTTGTAGAGCGGGCCGATGATCAACAGGTCCGGTTGGGTCGCGTCCAGGCAGCGGTTCACCCAGGACAGGTCCGCGTCTCGGCAGATGTCGATCCCGGCCGGTCGGCAGTCGATCGCCACCCGGTCGGACGGGTCCCTTCCTTGGCCTTTCGCCTGCAGCCACATGCCGCGCAGTTGGCGCTTCACGTGACGTCGGGTGTTCTCCAGGTCGATGATGTGCGCCTTGATCGGCTTGATCGGCTCTCTGGTGAACGGGTGGATGCCTGCGGCGCCCATCAGGGCGAGCTGTCGGAGGAACACCGACTTACCCAGGCCCTCCTCGCCGGTGAGGACGAGGCGGTCCATCCGTTCGAGCAGGCCGGGTATCACCCAGTCGTACGGCTCATCCGGCTCCGCCATGAGCTCACCCAGCATCACCGTCGAGATGTCCGGTGTACCGAGGTCCCTCATCGCGGTGAGGCGATTTACGGCTTCCGAGATCAGCGGCTGCGGGTCGTTCTCGAGGTTCTCGGCCTTCTGCTTCATCACCGTGGCGGCGGCGATGATCTGGCGGCGGCGAGACAGCCCCCTCACCTCGTTGGCGTAGTGCTCGACCGAATCCACGACCGCCGGGTTCAGGGTCGCCGCTAGATGCGCGCTCATCAGCCCGGCGTCGGCCTTCAGGGCGAGTTGTACGGTCGTCGCGTCCGTGGGCTTGCCCTCGGCCTTCAACGCCCTCAGAACGTTCCAGAGGCTTTCGTGCTTCGGGTTCCAGAAATCGGTAGCCGTCAGGACAGCCGATGCCCGCTCCAACGCCAACGGGGACTGGTAGCAGCAGGACAGGACACTCTGCTCCGCGAGGTCGTTGTTCATGTGAACCTCGCTCGTACGTCGTCGGTGGCGTACCCGTTCCGCGACACAGGGGAGGTCGCGGGCGGTGCATCATCCTGGGCCTTCAGCAACCAGTTGCGCCACGTAGCGCGCCAGTCCGTCTTGACGCCTTTCGCGCCAGCGGCAGCGGACCAGTAGTTGACGAACCGCTCGGTTTGCCGCATCACCCACTGCGGCGGCATGCCGCGTTCGACAGCCCAGTCCTTCATCGCCTCCTCGACGGTGAAGGGATCTGGGATGCGAGTCCCCTTGTTGCCAGCGCGCGGAATGCGCGCAATCTCTATAGGGATGGGAAGGGAAGGGTCGGGAAGGGAAGGGGCACCGTTACTACCCCCGTGACTAACACTGTCGGTCACAGTGTCTGTCACGCTGCTAGTCACAGCGTTAGTCACGCCGTCTGTCACAGCGTTACGCCGGTTCTTCCTCCACTCCTTCTGACGCTCCCTAGCCTTGGCTCGCTCATCCTCCACGTCCGCCTTGGTGGGCTGGTAGTCGTGCCACCCACGGAACTGGTAGCCGTCTTCAATGTGCTCCCAGAGGCCCGCTGCCACGAGCGTCTCGGCGTCCTCCGTGGTCGCGCCGAGAAGAGACAGCACCTCGTCGGGAACCTGCCCATCTGTGAGTTGATGGGCGCACCACGAACCGGCGCGGACCCACAGCCCGAGGGCGGTGTTGCCTGCCTTGATGGCTTTGCGGTGGAAGGCGAACCCGTCATCAACCTTGAACCAGGGCATCACTCCTCCTTCTTGTCGGGGAACTGCAGGACCGTCGCGGGTCTGGCCGGGACCGCGGTCACGCCTCGCAGCTGCATGCGTCGCTTGGCTCGGCGTAGAGCTCTCGCCTGCTCGTAGAGGCGCCGGCCAGGGTTCGCCATTGGGTCTGTCATACGGCCACCCCTGAGCGCTCGTGGTGGTCGACGATCAGCCGGCCGATATGTTCGGCGACCTGGGGGACGACTGCGTTACCGAGGGCGTGGATTCGGTCCACCTGGGCGGGAACCCCATCAACCAGTCGAGCCACTCGGGGTTCACGAGCAAGCCACTCACTCGCTCGTTGCCGGCTTGGATGAACTGCCAAGCTAGGAAATCCTCTAGCTGCGACCGGTGATCGCCTGATTCCGCCCGCGCCCAGGCGATCCCGTGTGATCCCATTGACGCCCGCGGGGTAGGCCACGATGTATACCCGTTCACGCGGATGCGGCGCGCCGAAGTCGGACGCTCGTAGAGTTGCCCACTCCGCATCGAACCCGAGGCGGTGAAGGTCGCCAAGGACGGACCCGAAAGCCCCGGAATCTCGAACGAGAGCTGAGACGTTTTCCAACAGGACATAGGTCGGTCCCACTGCGCGTATGACTGCCTCGGTCTCGGGCCACATCCACCGCTCATCGTCGACTCCGAGCTTGTAGCCAGCGTCGGAGAATGGCTGGCAGGGGAACCCGCCACAGACAACGTGGACCTCTGGTCGCTGCTCTCCGAGCCACCAGTCAGGAGCGGTTCGGACGTCGTCATGGCGGGGAACCTCCGGCCAGTGGGTAGCGAGGACGTGGTTGCAGTAGGGGTCGAGCTCCACCTGTCCGACCGTGGTCATGCCGGCGCGCTCCAGCCCCAGTTCGAGACCGCCGATGCCCGAGAACAGGCTGAGGACGTTGAGGTCGGTCATACGGCCTCACCCACATAGGGGAAGGGTGATGCACAGGGAGTCCGGCCGCCGTCGTCGGACAGTAAATGCCAGCCGTCGAACAGCAGGATGGGCTCCTGGGTGGGGTCGATGTCGGGGTTGTTCCGGGGCAGCAGCCAGCCCGTCTCGCCCGCCAGCTTGGGGTGCTGGCCGATCCACCCATGACACTGAAAGACGCCATCCCCGCAGAGTCTGATCAGGATGGATGCGCGTTCGAGCTTGGCTGAACCACCATTGCCACGGTTCAACCGATGGTGAATGGAGCTCGGGCGATCGACGATGCTCTGGCCGCACATCTGGCACCAATGCCCGTCGCGCTGTCTGACCAGCCTTCTCGCGGCTTCCTCAACCGCTCTTGTGGCCTTGGGCATCAGGACACCCGGCGCTTACGTCGAGCTATGCGACTGATTGAGGCTGGGTGCGCGCCGATGTCGCGAGCTATTGCCTTGTAGCTCTCGCCCGCAGAGGCGCGACTGCGAATCTCCTCAACCTGCTGCGTCGATATTGTCGTGCGCCCATTGCGCTCATTGACCGGGGCGACACCGCGCCCCTTGCTGAGCATGTCCTGGGTGTTGTCCTTGGGGGTCCCCAGGAACAGGTGCGCTGGATTCACGCAGGGCGGGTTGTCGCACCGGTGTAGGACGCGAAGTTGCCCCGGGTCGACCCCGCAGTGGAGGGCGTAAGAGACCCGGTGCGTCATCAGATACCTGCCGGCGACGCTCAGAAGCCCGTATCCCTTCGGGTTGACGGTGCCCGTCCATTCCCAGCAGCTGCCCGCAGTTCCCCAGGTGGGGACTAGGCGCTTCAGGCGGTCCGCGGGAGGTAGCCCGACTTTGCGTCGGCCCCACGAGTCAATGACGAGCGCTGGACGCGTCAGGGCTGGGATGTCGATGGGTCGCGACCGCTGGGTCTTCACGATGCCTCCTGTAGTTCCGGTCGGACGCACCCGAGGGTCCTGCGGTAGGCGCGCTGATAGCAGTTTCGGCACTTGTCCTTGGTGGCCAGAGGGGCGCAGCCGTGGGCTCTCCAACTGGCGCGCTGCTCGTCGTCGGCGTTGCGCCAGGTGTCCTGCTGCATCAGCTCGAAGCCGCACACCTGGCAGTTCATGACGCCCCGCTCATGTTGTAAGCGGTATTCGTGGAACGCAGCAGGGCCATGCAAATCATTCCCTGTTCGCGCACCGTCTGGAGGTGGTCATATGCGGCCTGCCGTGCGGCCGTGGCGATGTCGTATTTGCGCTGCGCCTCGGCGGCCTTGTCTTCGATCCATTCGGTGCGTTCGGCGACGGTGGTGCCGCCACGGGTGACAACGGGGCAGTCTTTGTCGAAGCCAGCCCGGCGGCGCGAAGCCTCGAACTCGTGCTTCGCTTCCACCTCCGCGTCGCGGGCGATCTTCAGCATCTCCGTGACCTGCTCGAGCTTCTGCTCCATCTCGACGAGGCGGCGTTCAGCAGCCGCAGGCGTGAGGGCGTGCTCGGTCATGTTTCACCACCCTGAGAATCGACAGGGCGTGTGAGCTCCGCTGACCCGTGGACCAGGAGATGCGAGCGTTCCGCGTCGTCCAGTGGGGCGTGTGGGTGATGTCCAGCACCTGACCTGTCCCCAGTTCGGGCCAGAGGGGGTGGCGGACGGTCTCGCCTACGGTGGCCGTCTCCTCTTCGCGCATCAGTGGCCCCGCCGCTCGTCTTCGTCCATCTCTTCGTACGGGCGGTCGGCCACGGGCTTCAGGGGGCCCCACTTCCGCTCGACGTACTCGCGCGGGAATGGGGCCGTCTCGAAGGTGTGCATGAGACCGTCATCGCCAAGTCGCCAAACGTCGCCCTGGTTATCGACCCAGGCTTGGTCTTCGCGCATCAGTGGCCCCGCCGTTCAGCCTCGTCGAGGGTCTCCATATAGCGGGGCTCGGGTGGCTCTCCACCTGGGCAGTGGTAGATGTAGATCCGCCCGTCCCAGTGGTGGGGCTTGTGGGCTACGCCCGATCTCCAGCGTGTCTGGCAGTGCGAGACGGCGGCGGCCACGTCTTTGCACCAGCAATGAGTCATGAGGCCGCACCGAAGTCGAGCGCAGGCTGAGCGAGGCGGCGGATTGCGAGGTCACAGAACTTCGCTTCCAACTCGATCCCGATGCCGTCAATGCGCAGGTCGGCTGCAGCCCGCAAGGTGGAACCACTGCCTGCGAACGGGTCGAGGATGGACTTCGCGCCGGTCGCCTCGATGCACCTAGTCGGCAGCGACACCGGGAACGGTGCGGGGTGTTCCTTGACGCCGTACTCGATGCCGAGGTCCCACACGTCCCCCATGCCAGATGCGCTGTGCGACACGAGCGACATCTCTGGTTTGGCGAAGAAGAACACGTACTCGCCACGGGTGCAGAACGCCCGCAGATTGACGTCGATACCGGTGCCGCGATTCCAGATGATCCGCTGCCGTAGCGGGATGCCGAAGTCGTTGCCGAGCGGGTCGCGCAGGATGCCATGCTCGACGCGAGGGCGGTGGTTGTAGAACACCGCGAGCCGCGAGACGCGCCAGCACTCGGCCAGCACCTCGCGCTGCCATGCGTCGTAGGCGTCCTGCTCCATCGCATCGTCGTGGATGCCGTAGCCGTCGCGGAATCGTCCGGCCTTGTTGCTCGCACCGGGGCGGTACATGCCGCGCCCGTTGCCACCGGGGACGAGGCCCATGTTGTAGGGCGGCGAGGTGACCACGATGTCTACCGACTCGTTGGCCATCTCGCGCATGACGGGCAGGCAGTCGCCGTGGTACAGCGTCGCGCTCTCGTCGGCGTAGTAGGGCGTCACAACTGCTCACCCCGATCGGCCATCGGTACGCCGTCCAGAGCACGCGCCTCCAGCAGTCGCAGCTGGGTAGCAGCGAAACCATCCGGGTCGTATCCCGTCATCGCCAGCGTCCCCAAAGTGCGCAGCAGGAACTGGTAGGCGTCAGGTAGGTAGCCGCGATCGGACAGGACAGCCTCTTGGCCGGCGTCACGGATGCGGTCGTACTCGTCCTGGGTTATCGGCTGGATGGCGGGCTGGGCGATCCACTCGGCCGCGGTGGTCACTTCACATCACCTGTCGGGATGGATTCGAGGTAGCGGGCGAACTCGAGCAGGCGAGGTGCATCGGCGTTGCTTAGAAACTCGCCCTGGGACCAAGCCTTGAACGTGCCTGCGACCAGATCCGCATCAAACTCACCCTGACTCTTCTCCCAGGCCACCACCACGGCCTGCTTGGCGGTGATGATCGGATCGGGGGTGGACCGCTCGTAGGTCTGCGCGTCCGGTTCCGGGTCGTCCGTGGGCAGCATCAGGGCCTGCAGCAACGCAGTGCGGAGAGCGATGCTCATGGCCTTCGGGGTGGCCTTGTCGCCGCTGTCCATCGCCTCGCCTGCTGCGGAGCAGGAGACGCTCGACCCATCGGAGGCGGTGAAGGTGTACTGCACGATCACCCGGGCGTGGCCCATCGGCGTACGGTTCTGGCCGACCTCGACGGAGCCGTGCTCGAACATCTGCACGGTCGGGAGCACGGAGACCTTATGCTTCACGAGGGCCGGGTAGACGGCCTGCACCACGGCATCGACGCCACGGAAGTTGTAGCCCTGCTTGGAGTTGCGGTCACCCTTCTTGACCGCGCCCACGTCCTCCATGACGGCGCTGAGAGCGGCGTAGATGTTCGGCGTCTCGGTCATGCGGCGATCTCGGCTTCCTGCTCAGCGAGCCACTGGGGCTCGTACGCGATGCGCTCCTGGGGGAACATCCCGGCCCAGATGCCCCAGCGGTCACACCGCTTGGCGCCGAGCTCCAGGGTCATCACGTAGTCGAGGCAGCCACGCTTCTCCGGGCACTCGCCGCAGATCTTCAGCGACTCCTTCGGCTGCCTGCCCTGCTCCGGGTACCAGGCCTCGATGGAGATCTGGGCGCAGATGGCCTGCGCCATCCAAGAGCGGTCTGTCATCGGGTTCCCCCTCGGGTGTCGGTGATGCGGATGTGGATCGTTGCCCCGCCGGCGAGGGTCGCTACAGCACGGGCCTTGACGATGCGGATGGACTCCACCTCATTGGGGTCGAGGCCTAGGGCACGGGTGAACTGCCGGACCTCCGCGCGTCCGATTTCGTAACCGGGGGTTGCTGGCTCAGCCATGGGGCACCCCTCCGCTCAGTTCGGGCCGCTGGCTCTTCGCCCACTCGACTGCCGCTTCGTAGCCGCGGACCTTGCTCATTGCGAGCACCTCACGCAGGGCGGCGTTCCAGCCGAGGTGGTACTCGCCGTTAGGGCAGTCGCA